TTTCCGTTACCAAAAATACATCTTGGATCAGAGAATCCAAAAGAGTATCTTTCTCTAGCTTTAAATCTCATGTTACCTGTATCGAAGTCACCTTCCATAGCAGTTTTGATCGGTGATCTAACAAACATTTTTAATCCGTTTGGTATATCAGTTAACAAGAAGAATGAGTCTGTGTCAGTTAAAAAGTTATTAACTCTGTAACCTTCAGGAACCATTCCCATGTTATTGATCGCATTAATGTCATTGTCTGCAGTTGCCGGTCTCATTGGAGATTTCATGATTCTTTCCGCAGTGAACTGTAGTTCTTTTGGAATAATCATTTTTCTTCCAGTAGAAGCTATTTTCAAGCCTCTTTCATCGACAAATCCAGCAATGTCAATTAATGACTGCTCGAGTGAAGTTTCGTTAAGATCTGCAGCAACTGTAAGAACATTTGAGAAAGTACCACCAGTAGCTAGTGGGTGGGAGGCATTAATTAATGAAACTCCGTCACCACCTGTTACAGTAGATACTTGCGCATTGTTCAATACATTAGCAGCTTTAACTTGCTTCGTATTTGCCATAGATCTTGCAAGAGCTCTTGTGTATCTGCCCGCAAGTCTATCGTATAGGTTGTCTTCGATTGCTTCTTCAGTAATAGCAAATGCTAAAGCTATTGTTTCGTGGTTGTATCTAGCTGTGAAAGTTTCACCTGCTTGATCGAACACTACTCCAGCACCTTCTTGTTTAGTTGGTGCAGAAGCGAAACCGCTTAACATTACTTCTTCTTCAAAAGCTCTGTCAGATGTTTCAGTCGCAAAAATTTCAGCATGCTGATTTTCATAACGACTATATTCCAGGCCGAATAAAGCATTCAAACCTGGCTCTAGTTCTTTAACTAGTTGTGATCGTGATATTGCCATAGTTATTCTCCTTTATCCTACAAGCCTGTACCACTTCTAAAGAAGTGATTGTTGATTCTAACAAGAATATTTGCATTAGCAACAGACGTGTCAGAGTTATCTGGATCTTGACAAATATCAATCGCTTGAATAGCGAAAGTAGTTGCTGTTCCTGATACACTTACATCTAATTGCTGTTTAGATATTCCTGTTTGTGTAACACCAGTAGTGTTTGTAACAGAATAGTTCTTAAACAAATCTGCTCTAGTGAAAGCCGCGTCAGCATCAACTAAAAATACTGCATCTGGATCGTCAATAACGAATGCAGTAATATCGCTAGCAGCAATGCCACCAGGATAATAGTTACTGTAAGTTGGCTTTTGAGTAGTTGGATCTGTGTAGAAACATCCGTTAAAGACCCCAATAACAGCGTCCGATGTATTAGGACCATGTCTTTGGATATTTCCAGAAGTTAATGGTTCAACCATTTCTCCTTGGAATATCGCGTCTGCATATCCTGATGCAATCGTATATCTGTTTTGAGCTCCAGCTAAAGGTGTACCGTCTAGTTTTCTGTATGGTCTTAGACCAAACTTTTCTTCGACATTAGCCATTGTTGTTTCTCCTTATAGTTTATTAATCCAAGCTACATCGGGTAGGTAATGCAAAAAAATTATTTTTTACGACTACCACCAAAGGTAACTCTAGACTGTCTATCAATATTGATAGGCATGTCCGGGTGTTGCTCCTTCATAAGATCCCGATCTATCGCGTCTGTTCTATCTTGAGTAATTTTTCTAAAATACTCAGCACGACTTTTCAATATCTCCTCCGGTATCCTTGCCAACACAAGGCCACCAATTCCGATTAGACCAGCATGTTTTCCTTCATGGATAACAGGGTAATCATGTTCACCTATTTCACTTAAAAGTGTTTCAGCTTTCAAAAATTCCCAACCTTCTCTAAGTTTTTTAGAAACATTACCTGGATCTTCAAAACCATTCGTAGAAGTTCTTATCCACCTGTGGGCATAACCCATCGGTGCAGCTGGCGCATCCAAACTGGATGGTGGAGTCCAATCTTTCTTTCTAGAAAGTTTAGTTCTAGATTCAGACTCGCGTGAAGTTTTAACTTTATTCATATTAGGCTCCTTCCTTCACGTATTTTGCGTATTCCTCTAGTGGCACCCCTAATTTCTTAGCGATAACTACCTGCGATTTGGTGAGTTTCACAGACTTGCGTCCACCTGATCTTCTACTTACAGAAGCTACGTTTTGGACGGGTGTAGCTTTAGTTTTTTCTTCAGTAGAAGTGGCAAATTTCTGAGGGAAATACTCCTTCATACGTTTGTTGATTTGATTATAGTATTCATCACTCTCCGCGTCAATTCCCTCCCCTAAGAGATCTTCATGTATTCCCATAGCAGCAGACGTAAGGACTCTGTCACTTCCGAACCATTCATTATCAGTAGCCCATTCCTGAGCTTTTGAACTTATTGGTGGTTGAGGAGTCTCTACTGCTTGTTGAGCAGGTTGTGATTCAACTTCTTTTTTCTTAGACTCTTTATCTGCAAGAGTCATAGAAACTTTTTCGTTTTCTACAGCTAATTTTGTAAGCTTATCTTGTGCTTCTAAAATTTGATCTGTATCTTGTGCATCTAAAGCTGCTTTTAATTCAGATTTTGCTTTTTCTCTTTCTGAATCTATTCTAGCTTTATATTCATTTAAGTAATTAGTGTCAGTCTCTTCAAATTTCTTTTCTGCACTCTCATACTTATTTTTCAAACCTTTAGCATATTCTACAGCTGCTTTTTCTCTACGTTCAGCTTCTTTTGCTTGAAAGGTAAGTTTTTTTATTCTTTTTTGAACTTTTTCAGAATATTCAGCTAAACCTGGATCTTCTTCTGTTTCTTCTTTTTGTTCAAATTTTGGTTCAGGCTTAGGTTCTTCATCTTCTGTTTTTGTTTCTTGTAATAACTCTTTAGCACTTTTGCCACCAGAGCTTACATCTACGTAGCCTAAATCTACTTCTTGTTTTTTTTCAAACGCTTCATTAGATACCTCGGGTGCATCTACACTAATCGTTTCTTCATTAACGCCATCCGTATCAATTTCAACTTCTGGACTTTTATTTTCTTCAGCCATTTAATCCTCCTTAGTAATGGTGCAAAATGTCATTTGGATCTATAATTGTAGAAATGACTTCATCGTCATTTAATACTCTTACTTCTCCTCCATCAATTTTGAATCTTGAACCTGCGTACCTACTAAAAATTATCCAATCATTTAGTTTGCACCATGGTCCTTTTGGAAATTTATCTTTATCATGATAACAAAGATCTCCCATTTTAAGCACAAGGCCACATACTGTTGTCATTTGTATGGTCTCTTGTGTTGTATCAGATAAAAGAATTCCACCTTTAGTTTTTTTAGGTCCTGCAAAGGGCAGTACCAAAATTCTATAACCAGTTGGTGTTGGTAATTTATCTAATGTTGATTTATCGATCGCATTAGGATCTAGGACTGTTTCTATTTCTTCTTTAGCTTTATAAGCATCCAGAAGTGCTTCAGTCCGTTTCGGTGTCTCCGTGGACTTGTTCATCTTCATACTCCGTTGTTGTCAGCAGGTCTTTAAGATCCTGTTGCAGGTCTTCAAGAGACCTGATTTGACCCCTAACATATTGTAGTTTCTCCATGGTGTCAACACCATATATAGCGTTGTCCTTTAGACGTTGAAGATTAATTTTAATTTTTTTTTGTACTAATGATATTGTATCAATATCCACTACACCTCTCTTTGTAAGCAAACTTTATTTTTACCTGATTCAAAAACTTGAAAATTCCAATAACTTAAAGCTTTTGCTACGACTTCCATATCAAAAAATTGACTATCATCAAAAACAAATCTAGTGCCTTTTCTAGTTTTATCAGCAAACCATAAAGACTCTCTTAAAACATCTCTTGTCATATGTGGTCCATCAAAATGAACTAAATCAAAAATTTTATCTGTAGCATTAAATAAATTCATAAACTGTAGATCTGTAAAATGATAAAAATTAAAATTTTTTTCATGAGCTAAATCTTTTAACATTTGTAACCTCATGTCATCTGTATAATCTGCTGTTTCTGGTTCTCTATTATCGTAATGTTGATATTTTAAATCGTTATATGGATCTATGCCAATGTGTTCATAAGGTATTTTACCAATTCTATCTCTTATACCCATCATGATAACCTTTGAGCCTAGTCCCTCTCTGACTCCTATTTCACAAGTTGTAACAGATTTAGGTTCTTCGAAAAATTGAAGGGTTCCACACCATTTATTAAGGAGTTCGTATTCTGTGCTGTCTCCACGAATCATTTATATTTTTTTTAACATTTTATTTTTTTCAGGAAACCACAATATATCAATTTTTGAGTTTTCAAATGTAAATATTGCGTCTTCTACAGTCTCTACAAGAGCCTCGCCAGCCTTGTTAAAACTTGTATTTAATAAAACAGGGATTTTAGTGATTTTATTAAATTCTTCTAGCAAAGCGTGAAAGTGTGGTATGTCAGTATCAACTGTTTGTACTCTGCATGAATTATCTACATGAATAACACCTGGAATTTTTTGAGTTTTACTTTGAAAAGAAATAGTCATAAATTTAGATTCGTTTAATCCATGAGTTTCAAAATATTCTTTGAAATATGGTTTAAGAATAGATGCTGCAAAAGGTCTATACCATTCTCTATTTTTTACTTTGTTCACAATTATTTTTGCATAACTGTTTCTTGGGTCAAACAATATTGATCTGTTTCCTAAAGCTCTAGGTCCAGCTTCTGCTTTTCCATTAAATACAGCTACTATCTTTTGATCGTTTAAAAATTTGGCGATTTCAAGTGGTGTAGTTTTAATTCCTTTTATATTTATATCTTGATCTTTATTATTAAAAAAAGTGTGCTTTAATTTATTTACTTTTTTGTCTTTAGTTAAAGATCTATAAATCCACATTGCAGCACCAATACTATTACCACTATCATCTGCTAAAGGTTCAAAATAAAAATTATGATTCGGTAACATTTTAATTAGGTATTCATTAGTAACTACGTTGAGACCATAGCCACCAGAAAGACAAATATTTTTTTTATTTGTTTTACTTAAATATTTTTCTACTAATCTTAATACTTCTTCTTGTGTTTGTTTCTGGACATGAAAAGCATAATCTGCGTAAAATGAAAAATCATCTTCTTTCAGGTCGAATGTTGTTTTCTCTATATGTTTTCTTTGTAACACGCTTTGAAAATAATCATTATTTGAAATAAACAAATTAGTATTAGGCACACCATCAACAAACAAATTTGTTTGATTTGTTTTTTTACCGTACGCGGCTAAACCCATCGTTTTGCCATTCTCTAAAACATTTTCTCCAATTAAAGTTGTGGCACTTTCATAAACTTTTGTTATATTCATGGTGCTTTCAGCAACAATATCGCAATTAAAATCTTTACAAATTTCTTTTACAGTCTCAAAATTTAATAAATCTTCTCCTAAACCTATTTTTTCAAGCCAAAAAGATTTGTAAATAGTTTTAAAATTATTGGGGTAAGTGCAATCAAAAATTGTTTCACTCTCTCTTAATCTTTTATGATGTGAACCATTTCGATCAATTATAACAACTAAAGCATCTTCAAAACCACTATTAAAAAAACATAAACTTGCGTGTGTTAAGTGATGATGGTCGCAAAGACGTATTACTTTTTTATTAAATTTTTTTAGCAGGTGTTCTTCCAAATATGAATTAAATGTATCGTTTTTAGTTGGGGATGAAATTACAAAATAATCTATTTCACCTTTAGCTTGATCTAAAGCGTTTTGTAATGATTTGAAAGGGTGACCTTCTCTTTTTTTTCTTGTAAGTCTTTCCTCTTTACAAAAATATTCTATGTTACCATTGTGTACAATAGCTACTGAGCTATCATGCATTGGGGATATTCCAAGCACTCGCATGCTCGACTTATAAATATATTTTTAAGATATGTAAATTAAAAAACACCTTCAAATTTAGTGCCTTTAATAGCAGCACCCGCACCTCTACAAAGACCACCCTCTTTCATTTTTTTTCTTCTAGTAGAGAGTTCTTTAGGAGCTCGCTCAAGTATTGGAGCATTTTTTCCTTTTGGGTTCTGTCCTGGTCTAGTTCTTATAGGAGGTCTTTTTGGTTTACTATCTTTTAAAAACTCTGGGACTGATCTTCCTCTTCCAGCATCACCATATGCACTTGTAGTTGTATCTTTTCTTAAACCTGATGGCAGATCTTTCATTTCACCGCCTTTATTTTTTTTAATTGGAAGTGTCCCTTTTTTTTTCGCTCTATCTATTTTGTCAATTACTGATTGTGTTCTAGTTAACACTGGATTATCCAAAACAAATTTTCTTATAGCTTTATCAGTTTTGTCTGCGGATAGTTTACTTGGACCTTTTTTTTCAATAGTCATTATAATTTTCCTTGCGCTTTTAATTTTTTTATATCACCTTTTGTAAGACCTGTTAAGTCTACCTTTGGTTTAACAGAACTAATAGTTGGTTCTATTCTTTTCGGTGTAAATAAGTTTTTAATCCATTTCCATATTTTCATTTTATGTCCTCACATTAGTTGGTTTTGGTCCTGTGTTACCTGCTGCTCTTTTTCGTCTGACAGCACTCGCCCGTTCTCCTTTTGTCATCCGTGTGGCTTTTGCAAGTGGGACGCATTTTGGATAAGCTCTCTTCGCATCTGCTTTTTGTTTTGAACGGCCACAAGGAGCGAATGAACCATCTGCTCGTTTGCTTCCAATATCTACCCATTTCTGTTTGAACCATTTTGTTAATCCACCTTCTTTCATTTTTTTCGCAGAACTTGAGGGCACACAGTTAGGAACCATTTTGTTTCCCTTTTTTTTCATACCTGCTTGGACATAGCCCTCCCAACAAGTACCTCGCTTATACATTAGAATACGCCTTTAAAATTCATTCCTTGCATTGCCATACCGCCACCTCTAACTTTAATTGATTTTAAAGTTTTAGCTTGACCTGCATGAGCTTTAGATGCTTTTTCTAATTTGTTTGCAACTTTCATAATCGCACCTTTGTTTGCTTTTTTTACAGCTTTCTTAGGTTTACCAATTGCAATTAAAATCATCATCTTACCTTTTTTAGCTTTAGCCATTCCTGATTTTTGTAATCTACCAGTAGCTGATTGTGAGCCTGCAGTCACAGCCATTCCAACTTTAGCACCACTTGGTTTTGGTCCTCTAAAATCTTTTCTTTTTACACCTGATGGATCTTTAATTTTACCAGCACAAATTTTGCTAGCGTATGCATTCGCGTATGCAGACGGGTAAACTTTAAATTTTCGCTTCGCTGCAGCTTTACCTCTAGGACATAGTTTAGTCATTATTTTTTTCCTCCGTTACGGAATATTTGTGTACCCTTTATACCATATATTGAAGCTACAACCAAGATCCACAAATTTGTGAACCATGAAGGAAGCTGCGAGAACATCTCAAAGAACAATTTTACTTTGTCCATCGCTGTCGGATCATCCGATATGACTGCGTACGCGAGCACCAACACGGGCAAACTTAAAATTATGAGAACGGCCTCGTCCTTCCAGTCTGACTGACGAGCTTCTAATAATTTGCCCTGGTAAGCTTCCTCACCTTGGGCCATCTTTCTAGCATGCATCATCTGTGCATCAGCCATCAGCATCTTGGTCTCTTGACGCTTCTTGAATATGTGCGTACCTGCTTGTGCCGCCAATTTTATCGCGCTTAACCACATAATATTTCTCCTGTCTTCGTTTACTCATAAATTCTATCATTTTATCCATTATTTGAAAAGCCCTGTAGCCGTTTTGTCTCCATCTCCAGGTAGGTGTATGATGTGCTTTTCTTGTTTTACATGAAAATAACTGACCACCGAACATATCTGAAAATTTTTGAAGGGTATCTTTGTCTGTCATTTCAATAGTACAAGCAAATTCCTTTTTTCTACCCTTACCTTTTGACCAAATGCCAAAACTTCCTTCTCCATCAAATATCCCAGCAAGAAAAAGTAATTTAGACTCTACTGAGAGACTTTCGTATGAGTTTTTTAGTGTTTTTTTTGACACTTTTAAACTCCTTTCGTTTTAGTCCCTGTGGGTTGGGCCCTCTTTTAGGTGGTGGACCTGATTTTACACCTCCACTTAGCCCTTTACGCTTGTTTTGATTTTCTGATTGCATTTTTTCCTGCTTTAAATATTGAAGCTACCCTTGTCTTACCCATAACCTTAGCTCTTTGTTCACCAACGGTTAGAATTTGTATTTTTCTAGCAAATGGTTTGTTAATACGCTTAACTTTTGCTACTGTAGCACTTGCATCAGCAGGTGTTTTAAATTTTATTCTTACTGTGTCTTTAGGATTCTCGTCAGTATATAATCTTCTATCTGAACCTTTTGGTTTTTTACCAGTTCCTACTTTTGGATCTCTATTTTTTTTCAAGTTTCTGTCTCGCTATGTCTAACCTGTCCTCAGACTGGTCATCTTGTTGAGCAAGTCTATCATAATCGTACTCAAGACGTGCAGCAACTCTTTGGTTCTCTTGATCTGCTCTAAATTTAGTTTCTTCAGCTTTTCTTTGAAGATCCATAGCTCTTAAATCAATTTCTTGTTGTTTGATTCTGACTAACGGGTCTTGTTTAGCAGCATTTGCCTGCATTTCAGTTTGTGCTAACTCCTGCGTAATCCTTGCAGCAGCTTTTGCTACCTCTGCTTCAAACATAATCTCAAATTGTTGTGGATCTCCTTGAGCCATCTGTTGCATTTGTGGATTTTCCATCATTGTTGCTTTTACTTCTGCCTTTGCTTTGAAAGAAATATGATCTGATATGTGCGATTGCATCAAAGCGTAGACTTGTGGATTAATTTGCACCATACGTGTAGCCATGAACGCCATGTGAGCAGCAATATGAGCATCGTGATCTTGAAATTCAAACGCAGTAAGTAGTTTCATTTGCAAAGCACGTGCATTTTCTTTTGCAGGATCTAAAGGTTCTGGTTGTTTTGGTGGTGGTTTTAGTAAAGCTTCTATTTGATTAGTGCCTAACGCTTCATAAACACGTCTATACGCTTCATGTATGTTGTGAAGTTGTGGATTTGACTGAGCAATCTGTAATTGTGCTTGTGCAAGTGTAACTCTTTGAGCCATACTCATAATATTTGGATCAGCAACAGGTAAAATATCTACTCTGTTGTCAAAATCTAATTGTTTTATTTCTCTTGGGCCACCATAAACATCATATGGATAAACAGGTGGTAAAGATTCTCCACAAATTCTTGCTAAAATTTTGAATTCCAACCTCATTGCATAGTAACAACGCTTATGAACACCACTCATAACACGTGATCCACGCTCCATCATAGCCATCGTAGTGCCAACAGCTCTGTTTTGTAGATCGTTACCTATATTGTTATCAGTTATGGCAGCAAACTTTTGTCCTGCTTGCACTACAAAACCCATAAGGTTGTATAAAGTAGGTGATGGTTCTGTAAATGGTAGATTAAAAAATTGATCCCTGATGTTTCCGCCAGGAGCATCCACATCTCTAAACTCTCCAGGCTGTATAGGTTGGTCATCATCTCTTACTCTCATACCTCTTGACTTAAATCCTGCAGGTAAATTTTTTAAAGTTCCTGCATCTATCAATTGTCTAAGTGCTTGAGTTGCTGCTTGTGATAAGCCACCAATCATATGTGTCAAACCAAAACCATAGAAACCTAAACCAGGTAAAAATTTATAGTGGACAAAGTATTCTATTCTTTGAAAAGTAATATCATTGGGTCTGTAGTTTCTATAAATAGATAACACTTCTCCAGATCCCTCATCGATTGTTACAATGTAAGGAATTTTAATTTTTTTTGCTTTATCATCAAAATCTTCAAAGTCATCTAGATTTAAATCTACATGCATTTCTAAAATATTGTGCAGATAATCTGATCCTGTGCCTTTGACTCCTTCTAATTCATTTAATTTCTTTTGTACTTGATCTGGTTCACTATTTGAATCTATTAAATCTATATCTCTGTAAGTGCCTGCAGCCATTTTTTTTGTAACTTCATTAGCTGTCATTTTAATTACGTGAGTTATTCTCTCACAATCCTTAAGATCAGATGCATAATATGGAACAACCAAATCCTCTGCTGGTATAAATTTTGATACGGGTCTATCTAGTAATGCATCGTAATATATTTTTTTAAAAGTAGATCCAGACAATGGTAAATAAAATAACATCTGATCCATATCAGTTGTGTAGTCTTCCATCTCTTCCATAAGAAGATAATTCATATAATCTTTTACTCTGTCTGCTTGTTGTTCGGTGGCCGGTGTAACTGCACCTACAACCTGGGTTCGAACTGGCCCATCAGATGGGACTAACTCTTTGTATGCTTGTGCTTGGAACTGTGTAACAGACTCAGCTAATAATGGATGCGTGACACCGGATGCACCTTTGAATGGTTTTGTTACCTCTTGATACTTTGTGCCTAATAAATCTAAACCTTTTATATATGCATCTTCCCATTCTTTTCTTGATGTTTTATCTTTCTTATATTCTTGTATAAGATCCATACCCATATCTTTTAGGGTACGTTCATCCATACCTAATGCTAGGTTTGCGTTAAAATCGTCTTGGGGTCTTTCCTCTTCTACAACTTCTTCGCCTTCAACTTCTACATCAATTGGAAGACCTTCAGGTTGTTCTACCTGAGCCTCTTCTTTAAATTCTTCTGTTACTTTTTCTACAGCCATGGTTGATTGTACCTTATTGGTTTAAATATATCTACTACAAGTCCCCCTGTAGCTTTGTAGGTTTTTTGTGTACCTCTCATTAAGGAGTTAACTTCTATAGCAAAACCATCAAAATACAAGTTGGGATTGTTAGTCGTTATTTGTTTAGATCCTTTAAAAGGGTTACTACTAGCCTCACTATGATAATTACTATTGATAGTTTTACCAGATAACTTGTGACCTTTAGGATATTTAAAGGTATCTTGTGAAATACTTTTGTAAGGTTTTGATGGATCTGATAATGAAATTTTTATGGGTCCTGCCTTAGAATTATAAAATCTTGCTGCCCTTTTCATATTATTTGGCATAACTGCAGAACCACTTTTGTTAATGCCCTTACCAGATGCGTATCCATAAAATCTTTCGTTACCAGCTTTATAACCTTGTCTAAAACTTAATTTGTCAAACGGGGCAACGGCTACGTAATCCACATTCTCTCTAGCTGCTTTATTCATTAAATATTTTAAAGCATGATCTCCATATTGATCTGCTTCGACTAAAGGGAAGTAATCTTTTTGATTACCGCTTCTTACTCCAAGTCGATTTAAAATCTGTGATGTTCTACCAAGATCATTTGATATTTGATTAACTAAACCTTGATCGCCCTTTGCAATAGCTTCAGATAATTCGTTAGTCAACTTTCCTCTTTGGTTTAACATAAAAGATAGTTCAATATCTTTTTGAAAAGGATTGATTCTTATTTCTGGATTAAGTTGTTGTGATTTACTCAAAGACTTTGCAATACTTTGGTTAACATCAGATTGTATTTCATTAATCATAAATACTTTTTTACCCTCTGGTGTAAATCTAGTATCATATCTTATATGATAAATATTATTAGTATTTTCTGGAAGAGATTCTGTAAAATGACCACCTTTATTAAAAGGCCTGTTATTAGTAGGAATAGCTTCATCTAAAGTAAAAACAGTTTCTCTGTAATTTTTACCACCTTGTAAAGTGTAATTAGTTTCGCCACCATATTTTGTTTTATTAGCTCTCAGGGGTCCTACAGCATTATTAAGTTTTGCCTCAAGTTGATTTAAAGTTGCTGCCTCTTCTCTGGTCACTACATTTTGTCTAGCTTTTACCATTTTTAAAGCATCTCTTAAATTATTAAAATATTGTTTATCTGTGTTACCCATCTTAATTGCACGAACTGCAGATCCCGCTTGTCCAAGAACATCAGATAAATCAGCATCAGATGAAAACTTTCGTTTTAAATTTTCTAACACGTTGTCCATATTTTTTACTGCTACATCTAAATTTTCTTGTGCACCTTTAGATACCCCAAACTCTACTGGTTTTAATCTATTAAGAGGATTTAGCTTAATCATCGCCCCTACTTCATTTGCATCAAGTTTGATACCAAATTTTTTAGCTGCAAATAATAAACCACCTGTAAGATCTCCTGCTTCATTGAAGGCAGCAAGATTAGTGTCAAATAATTCATCTTTAGAAATATTTACTTCTTTACCTGCAAAGGGTCCTGAATCATATTTAAATCTTTTTTCTGCACGTTCTATTCTACTTGAGGGTTTACCAAATACTTTGAAGTTTACTTTTCTAGTAGAAGTTAAATGATTCAACCATTCATCTGCTGTATACTTTCCTCTACCAATTCTCATGGCCCAATCGTATGTCGATGAACCAAAAGCAGGTGCAGTGTCATCACCCATCTGTAATGGTTTAGTTTTTTTTAAAACTATAGGTGGGTTACGTATTTCTTGTACAGCTAACTCTTGTCCTTGTGCCTGTGATGGTTTTGGAGTGTATGTGATTTGCTTTTGTTGTTGTCCGGTGGTCGGTGTTGCTGAAGGCTTCTTCGCCTTCAATAATTCTTTACCGAACCTAAGTAATGCCTTTAGGGACATTGCCCCTCCTAGTACATTTTTGTAGGTTTGTTTCTACCTAGTTTGCATTTTGCTTTTACAGATTTGCCTGCTTTGTAACCCATAGGCTTCATCATCATTCCGCCACCCATGACTTTTGCAGGTTTCATTGGACCTCTTTTAGGTGCTTCTAATTTTTTATTTTTTCTTCTTCTTTCAAAAGCATCAATTGCTGTAGATAGTTTACTTTTTGCTTCACCCATAGTTCCAGTGTCAGCACCACCACCCTTAGTATACATAGGCATAGGTTTGTTCATCATTCCACCACCCATTTTTCCAGATGCTTTTAGTTTCTGTTTGATTCTATCTTTTTTCATAGGAGTTGTTTTATCATTATAGGAGTCAAGCAATCCATCTATCTTTGCACTAAACTTATCACCAGCTGACATTCCACCTTTTTTATATTTCTTCATCATTCCACCACCCATTTTTTTCTCAGTCATTTTTCTACCAATAGTTTGTCCAAGTTTAGCAGCACCTGCTCCTGCCACACCCAACGCTGCACCTGCAATACCAAGTCTACCAACCCCTTTAATAATTTTTTTTACTTTGTTAATTTTTTTAGCTTTTTTTTCAAATGGATTTACAGTTTTTGTTGGGTCCTTTTTAATAGATTTACCAACTCTTGCTTTCATAACTTTACCTGGTTTTACTTTCTCATCTTGTAAACCCATGCCTCTGCCTTTTGCTTTTTCTGCTTTTAAGATTTTGAAATCCTCAGCATCAATTCTGTTATTATTATTTTTGTCTATCTTCTTTTGGTTACCTTTTAGTGCCATAGGTTCTCCTAATAATATTTATACTCTTTTTCTAATTTCATTGGCGGATCATCCCAATCGTCAGAATATGTAGAAACAAATCCACCTTGCCTATATCTTAACACAGCTTGGGTCATACTGTCTACATAGTCATCATACTGACCATTAGGAAAAGATGCACATTCCTCAATAACTTCTTGTGCCCAGTGTTCATCTAAAGGTGCAAACACCATACCAGACTCAAATACAGGTGCACAGCTATTAATACGTGTATGCTTGTCTCTTCCACGAGCTGGCACAAAATCAACTACAGGAATGCCTGCACGTCTAAGCTCATGTATCAAAGGTTGTCCTGAAGCTTTGGCCTCAATAATAACTGTTTCAGGTTCCCAATAATTATATTGTTCTAAAGCAACATTTTTTAAATCTGGAAAATCATATCTACCCTTCATAGCATCAAGAAGAATTATGCATTTTTCGTAGCCTTGTACAGGTTCAAAGATACCCCACGTAGTAATAGCAGAGTAATCAGCGGATTCTTTTTTAGAAAATGCAGTATCATAGGATTGTATCACGTGTAGCAGTTTTGGAAGATACTCCTTATCATAATCCTGCCACCAATCCCTTTTTATAATTGCACCCTCCTCTGAGGTTGGGTCCTGCATATACTGTGCATTCCAATTTTTTGTAGAGATTGAGGCTTTCACAGAATCTAAATCATCTTTACTCCAATACTCAGGCCAAACTGGTTTATCGTTGGGCATGATTGCAGGAAAAGAAATTACTTTCCACTGATCCGCTTTTACCTCTCCTTGAGCCTTCACTAATCTTCCTGTCAAATCATCAGTAGCCCATCGTGTCATGACTACCAAAATTCTTCCGCCTGGCTGTAAACGTTGTCTAGGTCCAGAGTTATACCATTCATAAGCACGTTCCATAGCTGAGTCAGACATAGAATCTTGCTCAGTATGTGGATCATCGATAATAAGCAAATCGGCCCCTCGTCCTGTAATCGAACCGCCTACACCCGCTGCAAAGTATTCACCACCGTGATTGGTTTCCCACCTACCTTTTGCTTTACTATCTTCTCTAAGTGTAACATTTCCAAATATCTCTTTATACTCTTTGGTGTTCATTAAGTTCCGAACTTTGCTACCGAACCTTGAAGCAAGTTCAGCGTTGTGTGATACCTGCATTATTTTTTTCTTTGGATACTTTCCAACATACCAAGCAGGAAATAAATAAGATGCAAATTCTGATTTAGTATGTCGTGGAGGCATATTGATTATGAGCCTCTTTGCGTCTCCATCTGCAATATCTTGAAACGCTTCAGAAATAATTTGATGGTGCCCGTATTTCTTTGGGTCCTTTGTTTTTCTATAAATAAAATCCTGCCAAACAGATTCAGCAAATACCAAAAAATTATCCTGGCATAACTTGATCCACTCTAATTGTTTTTTTAGAATAATATCTTTTAATTCTTCCTCAGTAAGGTTTTCAATTTTCATACCGTTTGGGTCCTTAGTATATTTATATATCCTACTTTGTAAACCCGTTCGCCTAGCGTTGCCACAGTCGTGTGCGTGACCTGTAACTTCTACCTGCTTTTTTGATTTTTATAAATGAAATGAGCCTTCTAACAGGCTAGACCAATGGCGTTAGTTATAACGCCATTGGTTGTTTATTATTATTCTTGGGAGTGTAAGGCTTGAACTAATGTGCTAAATTTCTTTAGTACATTATCCTTGAACTCATCAACAACAGGATTACCAACGTTCTCGAGTATATGCTTTTCACATTCGCCCATTAATAGTTGGAACATAATCTCATAATTGAGTTGTTTCTTTTGACCATTCTCAATAACCATATCAGCTAATGAGGTTGGTGTTGACGTGTTAAGTCTTTCACTTAACACGTTAGCGATATTAATTAAATCATTATTAGGCATTGTTATCCCCTATCGCTTTATATTCGCTGTACTCTAATTCAGTACAGAACTTGTTGAATAAATCATTATGAGCAATTTTGAAATTAGCAGTTTCAAATTTCTTTCTCTTTCGATTTATTTTTTGTAAGCCAAAACTATTTCCATGTTCATCTTGAACTATGATTAAGTTTTGGTTTGATCTATTAAACACATCAACAACATTCTGTTTCATTGTGTCTAACTCTTTAGCAAGTCTATTAGACTTTAGCTTTAACTGAGCATAAGCAAGAACTACTTTCTTTTCATCTTGCCTTAACTTTTTTATTGCATTTGCCATTTTTACCTCTTTGTTTGTTTGACAGTAAGAATATATATCTTATCTCATCTTATGCAACCCCTTAATTAATTTTTTTTTTTAAGTCTTTAATAGGTATTCTTTTACCTCCCTCAATACTAATACTTACATCTTTGTCATCTCCAATCGATTTAATTATATAATTTAAGAACGCATCTTGCTGCGCCGTGCCACGCTCTAGCTTAGTAATCTTAAGTTTGTCTTTCTTTGTCGAGAACGAGGCGACATCTGTCGCCTCGTCTTTTTTAAATTTTTTAGCCATTACCAACTACACCAATATTCAACGACCTTTTTATCATTGATCGCTTGTTGACAAAACTTTAGGAACTTGATGTCTTGTTCCTTGTATTCTTTAACACTTTCCTCTTGGAACTGCTGACCCCAGAAGAAACCATCTTCGGCAACATAATCCTTGTACCCCTCTTGGATTTGTTCGGCTAACTCTTTCGCCACCTCTTCTGTTATATAAACAGGACTGTCATCATCTCCATTAAAACCGAGATGTGAAAGCATTCCTTTATGTTCGTGGTTAGTGTTTTGTTCATTCCATTTAGTTGACATGAACTGTTGAAGTCTTGCGTGTTTTCTCCACACAAAAACTTTTTCGTTTTCCTCTTTATCATCTTCATAGTATTTCTCCCAATCTACCTTATGACCACGAAGATGTGCGTGTTGATCTAATCCCATAAATTTCCTTTCCTTTATTTATTAGACAACTTCATCTTATCAAATCCCATGACCATTGCAACAATTATCTTTTAGAATCATTCTAAACTGCAAAACCCGAACCTGAACTTCTGTGAAAGCCCCAGCTTCTGATGGATCCGTGTGCTGCCCAGCCAGTCTTCTAGAACGAGACGAGGACGGCGTCACAGGATACCAACGAGCGAGAGTAGCAGGAGTCCTGATACCAGTAAAGTAAAGTTTGGGAAAAGGAACAGCATGCACAGGTAAGCGAGAACTAGTCCCACTTAGCTTCTCCAGCATCAGCTGCTGCTGGATCCTTCACCTCAGACTCGGCCCAAGTATTACCGTTTGCAATGCAGCGCGAGCCCCGAGATCCAGTTAGTGCGTATACTTTGCCTCCTTCAGGTTTGTCTACAGCATCTGTAGCGGACCAACCATCCGGCGGTGAGTTTTCCTTGTTAAGTTTCTTAATTAATTTTCCGAGCTTCATATCTTTTCTCCTTTGTTTGTTAACTGTAGTTCGCCCTGCTGAGGGGAAACTATACATATAAGATATCATGGGATACATGTCAATAGCCCAACGAAGTATTTTTAACGTAGCAGTTCATACCAGCTATCAGCTCCTGACGGGGTAGCCCCAGCTTCGTGCTGCTGCTGGCTCACCAGTTCCTTGAACGAGAAACGACATTTGCTGGTTACCGAGAACGAGAACGAGCTTCGGTATCACCTGCTGCTGGATCCCAGGCCACTGAACAAACAAAGAGGGAAAAGTTCAGTGGCCAGGGAACGAGAACGAGGATCATGCTGCATCGGGCTGCCGTCCCAGCTCCGTTAGCATCGCCTGCTGGACCAGTGGCCATTGTAACGGGAACGAGAAAGAGGCAAATGCAACGAGGGTACGAGGATCAGTAAACACGGACACCGGTCTGTACAGTTTAAGAGACTTCTGCAAGAGGGTCTCTTTGAAGATAATTACCTTACCACCTGTCCTAATATATTTGTTGATCCAAACAATTTGCCACTTATTTAGCTTAGGATAACTTAATGAATCTGATTTAAGTTCAATCCAAAAAATTTCAGAATTCATGACTGCATGAATATCAGGTATACCATTAATTGTGCTAGATTCTATGCGAGTTAGAAAGCAATCAGTCAGTCCTTTTTTTACCTTTTGCCATAGCCTAGACTCCCCATTTTTATTACTCATGATTAAGTAAGTTTTTTGATTTCTTTAATTACAGAATTAGGAATAAGAGTTGTATTACCAATTGATTCTATCTCTGTTTTATTATCGTTATAAGAATAATCTCCAAAAATTCTTGTAACACCTTTTGCCTGGGAGAGAAGGTGACCTTTGGTTATGCAAGTAGCTAGCTTGGCTTTCTTTACATCTGAAAACGAAGACCACGAAGAATCCGAAACGATATCGAACCATTCAACAGAAACCATTGGATACTTATCAATCTCCTGTTTAACTTTCTTTGGCATCGCAATTCTTTTTCTAATCATCAATCTCAACCTTAATCTTACCTACAGATGTAAACATTGTAGAGTTATGTACTTGATTGAATGCGTCTAACCAATCAGACCAGCTAGCCTTTTTCAATTGCTGTAACGTCCTCTGACTCAATCTCGATTGTTTTAGCGTTGTATCCATCGATCTTGTTTGACAGTTCCTCAAGTTTTTTCTCAAGTTGTTCACGTGACATACCCTCCAAACCACTGACAGTTACTTCTTTACGATCTACATATGCGCCTGCTAATTGACCTGATCTATATTCAGCATTTATAGCAGCAGCGTATTGTTTATCTTTCTCAGCTTTGTCAGAAATTCGTTCTAATCTTTTAAATCTTCTTAAGTTGTCACTCTCGTATTTCTTTTTTTCAAGATCAAATAATTTATCAAAATAATTTGCAATATGTGGACTATGCTTTCTGGATAACATTCTAGATGCAACAGATCCATAATCTCTTTCATTAGTACAAACATAGCCTGCACGTTTAAGTGCTTCAGCTTGTGTAATTGATCCCCAATCTTTTACGTATATCTCTACAAACATTTTTTGTTTAGGAGTTAGATCAAGTTCAGTTCTTAATGATTTCTTTTTAAGTCCACCAGGCATTATTTATTCATACCACCTTTTTTAAATCCAAAATTCTTTTGCCCTGTTTTACGTTCTTCAACTTTTTTTTTATTTTTAAATCTTCTTTGAGTTAATGCTCTTCTGATTCGATCCTTACCGAATCGATTCATCATATCTACAACGTAAATTTGTTTTTTGTTCATAATTTTTATTATATAGATTATTTCAACCTATAGTAATAGCCCCAAAAAGTTTCGATAGCGTTCCCGCAAGAGTGGTGTATCCTAGATACACCACGGATACACCATAGATACACCACTAAAATTGATTAAAAGTATTGGTATAATTGACTAATAGACGTTTAGATACACCAGATACACCTCTTTTACCCCCTGGGGTACTTTTTATTAATCATTAGTCTGAGATATCTATATAGTAAAATTTTTCTATTTGTCCGGTGTCCGGTTTTCGTGTACAGTGAATATGTGTTTATTTGTTTAATACACGTTCTTTGCTCGATTCTTGGGGGTTTACTTGCTCTCTGGTTAGTTCCCCCAGGGATCAAATATATTAGACCTCCGTGACTACTCCTTTAACCTTTCAAAATTTTCTTCATTAATTAATTTTCTAATCTCTCTTCTTTCTTCCTTATTACTTGCATTACGATAACGTTTATACAAATCTCGATAACGGATCCATGAAGATTGTAATTTAGTAAACTTTATTTTACCAATTTCAATCAACTTCTTATATTCGCCACGTACAAAGTCTGGGTCCATCTCAGCTCCCCAACACACACGTTGAAAATCATCAGAATTTTTTAAAAACCAACAATGACTATCATGTTTATGATACGTTTCTTTTTTAAAATTAGACGGATTAATTGCATCTTCTAAGGCCTGCACAAGTATCGCCTGAAACAATCTCTGTTCAGCGTAGGCTTTAGGTCGTGTAATCTCTAGGCTCAACTTAATGCCCAAAAATTTTAGTAAGCTTGGAGCACAAGTCATAAGCTTTTAATTTATCCATCTCATAAGTCCGTGAAGGTTTTTTTCTAAATTTAGGAGTGGTGTATACCTCGATATACAAATCCCACATACGTTCTAAATAGTTCATCTTCTCTTCACCTGTCATAACGGTGAGCAGAACAATAGAATGCTTTAATAATCTATTAGAGACTTTTGTATTCATTCGCATAACCACGATGCGGGAAAAGATGATATGGAAAAATTACACCGTGGTTATACATTTTTAACGACCAGTTTTATGCCTTTAGCTTGCGCAGCAGTTTTACGTCCTGATCGCCATCTATCCTCGATCTTATCAAGGAAAGAAAGACTAAAATTTCCTAAACCAAAGTCATTTCCACAATACAACTGAAACATCAAACTTGTTAACTCATCATAAGTTTTTTTATTTGGACACACCATTACTAGCTTGTCCAAAGCTTGATTTAATGCTTCTTCGCTGCCTTTTTTTACAGCTTTACCCACAAAATAATCCTTTTATTAAAAGTTAATTTTATGATTCGTTGTTCGGTGAAAATAAAGTGTTTTGAAAGCCCCACTTATCTCATTTAGGCTTAGGAATACGTAATTGATTATTATTTTATTTGAAATTTAATTGCAAGAAAAAAAAGGGCCAGTCTCCCGACCCCTTTTCGCCAGTGGAGGCTATTACCCATTCAAGAGTTTCTTTCCTTGATTAAGTAAGTTCTCTTTCATTTTAGCATAAGGTATGCCCTCTTTCTTTGCTATCTTCTTAATCTCTTCGTCTACCAACTTTGCAATCATATTGCCTGGTCTTCTAAAACCATTTGAACCCATCGCTCTAATTATTGTATATGATTCGATATCAACTGCACAAGACTTCCATTTGTTTATGTCCATATTTTCTCCTTAAAAAAATGTTATGTAATACAAACCACCAAAAATTACTAATAAAATTTTCGCTGGTATTAAAAACAACAATGCACAAATAATTGTTTTAATAATCAGGTTGTTCATCTTCTAATCCTTTTAATTGATCATATACAAGTTCAGATGCTACCTTTTCATTAATTATATAGATAGGCATATCTTCAAACTTTAATGAACATTGTTGTAATCTTTTCATACAATTTTGAAAATCGTCATCTGCATATTCTAATGGTTGCCCACTAACTGCATGCGCAGGTAATTGATCTAAAATCTTGTCAACCTGTTGACACCAATTTTTAAAAGTTTCGGATTTACTTTTCATTAAGTATCTTCTCCAAATCTTGCATTGGACTATCTGATAATTGCACCACAGCTTTTTTTAATCTTTTATTTTGTTCTGTAAGTTTAGTCAGATTAGTTTGTAACTCATCCATGTTTTTTAAAAGTCCTGCCAAAGTTTTTGCAAGATTATCTAATGCTACATCTAAATCTGTGGCTTCAAGGTCTGGTGTTAGTTTAAGTGGTTCTTGATATTTAACCGTGCTTGATGTTGAACTGTTTGTCACTATTGCCATGCGGCCTCCTCTTTGTTATTATTATTAATACTCCTAATATAATTATTTTCATGGGATATGCAAGGATATTATGACTAAATTTTACATGGTTTTATATATGTGCTCTATGCTTAGTGGCCAGTGTCCGTCATACAATTACACTGGGCATTCTTTTAATACTCATACAGAATGCATAGAATTTGGTTATCGTATTGCCTATGGCACTTTTAGAGAATTAGAGCGAATTGAAGACTTTACCAGTGAGTATATAGAAAATAGCAGAATAGCTATAAAATTTGAATGCAAACCAATTGAATTAAAAGAACCTGTCGTCCCACCCCCAAAACCAAAAGGCAAAGCTACATAGTTGCAATGTGGTCACATTTTGTTATATAATACTCCATGAAGCTATATCGCGTCCAAGCAAACTATAAAAATATATATATTAATGAGATGCTTGAGGCTGAGAACGATGAGGCCGCTCTTGAGTGTTTTTTAAAAAGGGTTGATTCAAGAGTTGTAACAGAGATTGAAGGTGCTGGTTTCCATGATCCCAACATTTTAATCTTAACCTTTGAAGAGGTAGATAGAGATGTCTCTACAACAACTAGTGGCGAAAAAACTTCAGTTGGAATCCAAGTGGGCAACACAGGCATTGTCTCAGGGTAGAGTGACTACTGACATGAAGTGGATCGACATTGAACTTAAAGATGTAAAGGTCAAAATCAATGAACAAAGTGTTATTGATGCAAAAGTTGATCTTTTACGAAAAGCAGGTTAAGCTTTTTAAAAAAACTAATTTTCTTCCTAAGACTAATGCGCTCTAAATAAAAATGATTAAAACTCAAATTATAGACGATTGGTTGGAAAAAGATTTAATTAATTTTTTACATTCTTTTTTTCTACACTCTGCTCCTCATTTTTTTTGTCAAAGGTCTCATTCAGGGGATAAGAACAATTATTTTTATATTTCTAAATTAAACACTTATGAACCATTTAGTCTTTACTTAATAAGTAAATTAAAAAATTTTTTTACTAAAAATATTTTAATAGATGAAGTTTATGCAAATATTCAACATCCAAACATGGAAGGTTCCTTTCACTATGATAAGTGTGATGTTACTTGTTTATTAATGGTAAGCGAAAATTTGAAAGAGAAAGGTCAATTTATTATCAAAGATGAAGAAGTAATTAAATTTGTTCAAAATAGATTAATAATTTTTGATTCTAAAAAATTACACAAAGGTGTTGCACCTATCGAAGGAGTACGAATTTCACTAGCTTTTAAAATAAATTTTGAAAAACATTAAAAAGCATTCGTTGTCGCATCCAGTATTGAACCCCTGCGATTGTGAGTCGTCTACTATTCAATAAAATAAAAATCTTAAAATTTGCTCGTGGTATAATAGGTAATAAAAAAAAAAATAAGGAGAGCAAAAATGTTTGAATGGAAACACCCAAACTATTATAAAGAACTAAGAAAATTGAGAGAAGAAGCAGAAAAGGAATTAGAAAAAGAAGAACAACAGGAAGAAGATACAAAAGAAGATTAACGTTTTGTTTTATATAAGACATGTAACTTCTTGCCGTCAAAGTAATATCCCTCAAGTTCTTTTTTATTCTTTGGCTTCACCCCAGCTTTTACCGATCGCGACATCGACTTTGCTTGGGACTTTAAGTGTTTCAATTGCATTTTCCATTATCTCCTTTACTTGTGTTATATCATTTTCATTATTTAATGAAAAACATAATTCATCATGAATTTGTAAAAGTGGTTTGAAGCCTGCTTTGTAACAATTAATCATAGCTTGTTTTGTTTGATCAGCAGCAGATCCTTGAATTAGTCTATTTAAGGCCTTATAAGTAAAGGCTCTTCTAATGTTATTACCATATATGGCCTTAGCCTCCTCGTATTGCATCGCTTTGTTCATTCCGAAGGTAGAGGGCTCCCACATATCAAATCGGCATTTACGACCCTTTATTGTTCGAATAAAGCCATACTTTGAGGCAGAGTTAGACACATCAGTTGCTAATCTTTTAACAAAAGGCACTCTTTCTCCGTATTGTCTTAGCAAATTTTCAGCTTTATCCTTAGAAATGCCTAATTCTTTACCTAATTTAGCCTTTCCCATACCATAAAATAGCCCTAGATTAATAGTTTTAGCCTGAGTTCTTGTTATTTCTGCCATATTAGCCACTATTTGGTGAAAATCAGCTGATTCGTTTTTGTAAGCTTCGATAAACTCCGCTGCACCTTCAAACGTATTGTCTACCGATGCAGCGTAGTGAGCAACAAGCCTAGGCTCTTGTTGTGAGTAGTCGAAACTACCCCATTGCCTACCTTCTTCAGGTAGAAACAAACTTCTAATTTTATTTCCAAATTCTTTATTACGAGCTGGTATCTGCTGCAGGTTGGGATTTGAATAAGATAGTCTACCAGACACTGTTCCTCCTTGATCAGATCTTAGTTGATTTATTTCCGAATGTATTCTACCTTTATGAACATAACGTTGAATGGAGTCTATGAATGTTGAATGGAATTTATTTATTTCTCTTGCTTCTCTTATTAGTTGGGCTATCGGGTTATCACAGTTTACTAACCAGTTTTGGGTAAAACTTGGCTCATCACTTTTTGGTGTCCGTGGGTACTCAACGCCTATCCTGTCAAACACTTGAGCAACACTTCTTGCTGCCCATATATCTACATCAAGTGTGGTCTGAGATTTTATTTGATATAAAACCTCAGACTCTTTCTGTTTGAATTCCTTTTTTAACTTAGCAGCTTGTGCTTCGTCAACTCTTATTCCTGTTCTTCTTGTCTCAATTAAAATAGGTAGTAATTCCATTTCCATATCCCAAACATCATTCAAACTTTGTTTAGATATCTCGGATTTAAATCTTTCCCATAATCTTAAAGTAAGTCCTGCATCCTGCTCGGCATAAAAACCAACGTAACCAGCAGGTAGTTTCCACAAATCAGCTTTTGGATCTATACCCCACTCTTTAGCTTTTTCATTTAAAAAAGTTTCATTTTTAATTTCACCTAAATAATCTTTAGCACACGCATTCAGACTAAAACTAAATCTGTTTTCGTTAATTAAAGCTGCAGCAATCATCGTGTCAACAATTTTACCTCTTATCTCAAAACCATTTACTAATAACCAACCCACATCATAACTTGCATTATGAAAAATTTTGGTTGCTGGTAATCTTAAAATGTCCTGCATAAATGCGCAGGTGATAGATAAATCCATATTGCCTCCTGCATCATGTGCGATAGGAAAATACCATTGTTGACCAAGTGCAGCTACTGCAAAACCCACTATTTGGCCATCAAACGTAGCCCAGCCTGGTCCTTTTGTTTTTATGTTTGGATCTTTTGTTTCTAAATCAATCGCTATTTCTGTTGCTTTTGATAAATCAGGATATTCTGCAGGTGCTATCCAATCGCTATCGTTATAAATAAAATTAAGTTGATGAGTCATGTTTGATTAATGTTCTTATAATAGTTGTTGTTGGGTTTATGTCATAATCTTTTATGCAGCCTAATAGACTCAAACAAAATACAAGGGCCACAATAATAAATTTAAATTTGTGGATCATAATTTTTTTATAATAAGATAAGCTATTGTAGCTCCAATAGCTAACGCAATTATACTTATGCCTAACATTCCTAAACCATATCCAATTGTCATTGTTTTCTCTTACTTAAGCCTTTGTCTTCAATAGCCATAATTTTTTTAAAAGGTATTCCCATATTAAATAATGCACAATCAGCACACAAATAACATAATTCATAAATTATTATAGCAATTTGTTGATTACACTTTTCACATCTTACTAGATCGTTTTTTTTCTTTCCCATATAACAATTCTTTTTTTAATTCTTTATACCAACTTGTATCTCTTCCATTGTCTTTACACCATTTGTAATGAGTTTCTTTGATTGAAGTCATTAATTTCATATTGGCCCATGGTGCATTGTTATTTTTTTTTATCATCCTTTAGCCTCAAAATTTCTAAATCACAATAATGTTTAATTTTTTGAAGATCCTCAATTTTATTTTTAAATAAATATCTACAGACATATTTTATTACGTTACCTTGAAAAAAAGAAAGTTTGTTTTTTGATATAAACTCATAGGGTTGTATTTCAAAAAATTTATAATGACTGCCCCCAACTTGCTTATCTTGCGGAAAAGCATCTTCGAACATATCTCTATCACTCATAATTTAAATGCCTGTAAAGTTCTTAATTTTTCCTCAGCATTACAAATTTTTTCTATAAGTTTATCTGCTTCATCAACGTGTTGTGGATGTTCTCCTATAGCTACAGGTTTTTCTAAATAAATTTTTAGTGTAGCCTCTGCCTCTGATATTTGTGCGTTGTATCTATCTTCTAACGCATCTAGTATTAATCGTCTAAACATAGTTTGCCTCATATTGTTTGAAATATTTACCTAACGGAAAATTATATTGATGATAAGTTCCTAACAAATGTAACGTTTGTTTCGATCTTGTAGCACCTGTATACCAAACTCTAAGTTCTTTTATTTTATCTGCTAAATTTTTTTTATCGAAGTGAGATGGGAAATTACATTTACTTGCCAGGACAACATTATCTGCCTCTCCACCTTTTACTTGGTGTATTGTATCAATAATAATTTTAGGTGGTTGTGTTAGATCTACGCCTTCACCCATAAGTTTTTGAAAGTATTGCTTATCTTTATCTTTAAATTTTCTTTTAAACACTTGATTCCATGGACCTTTTTCATCACGCATACCACATCTTAAGTGTAATTCGTCAAAAGTAAATACTTGATTTGGGTGTGCAAAACTCCATTTTTTACTGTCCGTTGACCGGTAGCCGTGGTCTATGTTTAGTAAATACTCATACATGGTTGTAGCTTCTTCACGATTAACGCTGCCACCCTCACAAATTTTTTCCCAATGCTGTATTGCATAAAACTGATTCGGGTCAAATGATTTATTGTTTTTCTGATCTTGGTAATACAATCCTAAATTTTTAGCCTCTGTCTGTAATTCTTTTTTTACATCATTTATTCTTGCAAGCACCATCCAACTACCATCCATGTCCCAGGGTACTTTCTTTAAACCATTCCACCTATACACTGCACCATCCTTATCGTTAGAATAAAATTCTTTTGGCACTCTGTTATCACCCATAGAATTTAACAAACATTTAGAAAAGAAATGTATATTTTTATTAAGTCTTACAGATTTTTTTAACACCAAAGATCTGCCAGGAAAGGTTTGGAATAGAACAACATCAGCACCATTCCATTCGTAAATTGCTTGATCATCATCTCCTGCAATGTAGACTCGTTCAACACCCTCAGACATTTTAACAACCATGTCCCATTGTAGAGGTGTAAGATCTTGAGCTTCATCAACCATCAATACCTTGAAAGGCATGACAAGCCCATCAGTTATAAATTTGTGAACCATATCAGTAAAATCTAGTCTATCTGGTGTCCGTTGTCCGTTTTCTAATTCCATAGTTTTAAATTGTTCATATCCTGCAATAATAGATTTAAATTGTTGTAACCTAACATTCTTCCTAGGTTGTTGTTTATATAACCACACAGGATCTACTTTCATGTTTCTTGCCCTGTCATATATCTGAAGAGACCAATTGTTATAAACTTTTTGATCATCCCAAGTATCTTTGTAACCTACTTTGACAGTCCCGTATTGTGTATGAAACATTAATAAATCTGCTTTTGGATCTAACACAGGTATCTCAGCAAATTGTTGTCTTGCTAACGAATGCAGAGTTCTAAAATATTTAAAAGCATCTTCATCATAATCTTTGAACTTTTGTCTAACTCTACTTACACATTCATTGACAGCTTTATTTGTAAAAGACACGTAACATATTTCATCAGGTGAATAACCTTTTTTTAGATAACGTTTTACACGCTTCAAAAGATTCTCTGTTTTTCCTGTGCCTGGTGGTCCAAAGATCTTAATTGTCTTCCCACGCAGCCTTTGCTTTAGTAAATTTGACATCTTTATTTTTATGTTCGCTTTGTTTTGGTAAAACAACAACCCAATGCCTTGATTGCAATCCTTTGAATTTGGCTTTTGGTTTTGCTCCACCTTGTTCTAAAAATCTTGTGCACTCTTTTTCATTCCAATTGTAACTCATTTTTTTCATAAATGCTCTAAACGTTTCTAATTTAAAACGCATTTCTGTTTCATCACGCCATATATTACCAGAATCAATCTGGTCAAATTCTGTAGTATCTTCAACGTCTTCTAAAAATCTAGACATCCTAGAATTAAACACATCGCTGCTTTCTTCTCCTGCATCAAATCCTTCCATGTCTTGTTTATTTTGAATAAGTTCATCTAGCCAATCTCTATAAGGGTCTGGATCTCTTTTAGTTGGCTTCAAGGGTCGCCATACAATATCATAATTTAAAAGCTGTTCTCCTAATAGTTGCTGTTGATATAATTGTTTTGTTGATAGTCTAATTGATTTACCTTGAATAGGTAGTATCCAATAAGGTTCTGGATATGAATTTACTTTAATTAGTTTACCAACTTCTGGCAAGGCCTCGTTTGCACCTATTCCAAGCTTTCTTCTAATACACTCACTTGATACACAATGCATTCGTGCAATAGAAGTTTTACATTTATAAGCATACTCTTTGTTTTCCACACCCTTAAAAATATTTTGTAATTCTTTTGGGTGAAGTTTTTCACTACAAACCTTATCCATCATGTCTCTTGTCCACTCTTGATACATAACAGGATCTGGGTTAATTTTTTTAGCTAACACTGCTACATTAAACATAGCATCATTTCTTCCCTCACCTTTCTGTACTTTATTCTTCATAAAATTTACAACACAAGGTGGGTAGTCTTTTGTTTCATCATCTTGAAATATTTTTATTTTTTTAAATTCTTCTGGTGTAAGTCTAAACTTTGTAACAAACTTATATAGATCTTCTATTTTAATCGATTGACACTCATCATCCATTGCAACTCGTGTAGGAATGTTTGCTTTTTGATATGGAAGGTTAACGAAATTGCCTTTTCTTTTTTCATCCCAGTCATCAGGAGTTAAATCTACTTCATCTTGTGCAGGAAAAATATCTGTGGTTGTGTCGTTGATACCTAAATCAGACGCAATCTCAATTAATTTTTTTCTCATTGAAGATGCTTCAACAACACCCTTGATAAATAAAATTAAATGGAGTCCGTTGGATTTTGATCTGAATGGGACGAGTGGGTATTTTCTTTTACGAATAACGGATATAACGTCTTGATGGCGTATATTATAACGATCAACATCGATGACCCCCCAACTACATGTATTATCATCTCGAATGGGAACTGATCCATAGTAAGCTTCTCCTTTTAAGTGTTGAACCCAATGATCCTTTGTCATAGGTTTAGGTTCAACCCAATGTTTAAACTCAGCTTTACCTTTAGAATTTTTATTTCCAGTAGGAGCAGAACATCCAAAATATGTAGAAGATCCCTGAAAGAGTTCTACAAACTCCTCCAGGGTCTTGTCAAGTAGGTCCATATTAAAATGGAGTTTTTTCTACCGATTCTTCTTTTCCGTGGTTAACTTTAACTGCACCTTTTTTACAAGTTCCATAAAACTCAAAAGCTGCTTTTATTGTTTCTTCGCTCTCCACAGTGCCTATATGCTCAATCTCCCAACCATACCATGATCCAAGATTGTTCTTCTCTAGAACTGTCTTCATCAAGTAGTTTTGAGTAAATGGAGCAGGTTTAAAGAATCCTTTGCCATCCTTTTTTTTCTGCCTTAAAGACATCATCATTGAATTCCACTTCTTTGATTTTTTTCTTTGTGTGGATTTCATAGTAATTAAAGCTGTTGATGATTTATCCTCTTCTACAATCATTACATAGTGAGAGGCTGTCTCCTCGATGTAATTACCGTTTTCAAGTCTATCTTTACCATCATCACCTCTAGTGGTTTTACTCATAATGTCTGAGTCTGCAGGATATACATTTATTGGAGCAGAGCTACCCTCCTGGCCTCTATCTCTCCATTCAATGTACTCCAACTTATAATAACAAGGTATAACCTTAATACCTTTTGAACCATCAAATAGTTGATCAGTCACTGTATTATAAATCATTCCTGGTCTTGCCTCCTCTATAAAATTACTATCACCCATAGTTACTTGTGGTGATAATTGACCAAGAACTTTAAGGAATGGTAATGCTAAACTCTTTGAATCTACATTATCAAAACCAGAATCAGCAAATTGTTCAATATCAACTGATGCAAGTGCTCCTGCTTCTTTTTTAATCGCTACTTCGTTCGATTGTCCGTCTCTTATTTTCATATTGTTACCTATTATTTGTTCGTTATCTTAGTTTTATTTGCGATGTACACACCGAACAAATCAAAAGGTAATTCTTTTCCACCTTCGACCTGTTCTCTAACAAAAGCTTTTAACGTCATAGGTTCTACTTTTTCTTTTTTGTTGTAAGCAAAACCATTATCGTCACAAACTTTTATTAGTTCCGAGACTTGATTGTCTTGTCCTCTTCCGAAAGATGCAGTTATGGTGTTCTTAATTAAATCCTCATAACCTCTATTTCTTAACCATGAAAAGGCTTCGTCAACTCTTGATTCAGGAATTTTTGCTGCATAAAAAGGTTTGACTTCTACTGTCGAACCATCACTTAACTTCAACAAAGATACACCAGCTTCCTGCATCATCTCTGGAATTATTCTCTCTTCCATGTCTCTAGCTTTATGTTTGAGCAATGAAAGTTTTTCTTCTTCTTGCTTTATTTGTAAATTTAAACTTTTAAGATTGTTGCATTTGTCAGAAATAGATTTAACACTATCTTGACTAATGTCTAATTTAGACATTTTTTCTATATCCATATTTTCCTCCTATGCGTCCTTAAATTATTTAATTGATCTTTGCAATTAAAAAATATAAAAAGTTTTTGATGTGGATATATCCGTATAAGACGATGCCTTACGAGCATCAAAGAAATGCTCTTAAAGAATCAGCTGAAAAAAACAACTGGGCTTATTTTATGGAAATGGGTACAGGTAAAACTAAAGTAACTATTGATAATATAGCTTTTTTATATTTTCAAAGAAAAATACTATCTGCATTAATTATAGCACCAAAAACAGTTTATACGAATTGGCAATCTGAAATAGAAACACATATGCCTGATCAAGTAAAATACAAAATTTATAAATGGAATATAGATAAATCCAAAGATTATTATAAATTAAACGAATCACCCCACCTTAGAATCTTTCTAATCAATGTAGAGGCACTATCTACAAAACGTGGTTATGAAGGTTGTATTGATTATCTCAGAAAAAATAAATTAAATTTTGTAGCATTGGATGAATCAACCACAATAAAAAACAGATCAGCAAAACGAACAAAAAACATTTTATCACTAGGAAAATTATGTCATATAAAGCGTATATTAACAGGATCCCCAATAACAAAATCTCCATTGGATCTATTTACACAATGTCAGTTCTTAAGTCCAGAATTATTAGGTTTTCATAGTTATTTGGCTTTTCGTAACAGATACGCTGAAATGACTGATATACCAGTCGGTTCTGGAAGATACATATCGGTTCCTAAATACTACAAAAGATTAGAGGAATTAGAAGAAAAGATGAAACTATTTGCAACTCGGATTAGAAAAGATCAATGTTTAGATCTAAAACCGAAGGTAAGGTCTAAAAGATATATTGAATTAGATGGTGAGGGTAAAAAAATTTATGAAAAACTTAGAATACATGCTTTAGCTATTGTAGAAGATAGCACTATATCTTTTTCTAATAAATTGACTGAAATAATTAAGTTGCATCAAGTTTGCAATGGGTTTACTAAAGATGACGATGGTAAAATACTTCAATTACATAAATCTAAGCTTAATGCATTGGAAGAAACTTTAGAAGAAACAGATGGTAAAGTAATTATTTGGGCTAATTATTTATATAATATCCATGAAATAAAAGATTTTTTGATAGCTAAGTATGGTAAAGAATCCACTGTTTTTATTTATGGTGACGTCAGTGTTGAAGATAGGAAAAATGCAGTAGATCGCATACAGAATGATGACAGCTGTCGTTTCATGGTTGCTAATCCTACTACTGGGGGTTTTGGTCTTACTCTTACCGCTTGTAATACTGTTATCTATTATTCAAACTCATATAACTTAGAGGTAAGAATGCAATCAGAGGATAGAGCTCACAGACTTGGACAAAAAGGAACTGTTGTTTACATAGACATTGTTGCTAGGAATACTCTTGATGAAGCAATTATGAAATCACTTATTAATAAAGGTAAGCTTGCTGCTAAAACATTGGGTGAAGAAGATCTTAAAAGCTGGTTATTATAAAGAACCCCATTGATCTGCCATAGCTTCAGCTACTCCAGAAAAAAATTTAGCTCTATTTTTTTGTCTTTCTTTACCACCTTTATTAAACCAATTACCAGGCACTTTAGAGCTTTCTTTTAATTTCATAATATTAGTTGGATTTAATTTAGGTAAATTCTTTAACCACAAACAAGTTTTTTTCTGAAAGGGATGTCCATATTCATAAGGTTGTATTATTTGATTATATTTTGGCAACTCAAATATAGTGGAAGGAACAGGATTTTCTATTGCAACTTTGCAATCTAAATTATGAAAACACATAAAAAATTTTTTAGCCTCTAAACCTTTCTTATATCTATTTTGGTTTAGTTTACCTTTAGGATATAAATGTCTTGCACCTGCGTTTGATAAATAAGTACAAGGTGGATGAGCTATAATTAAATCCCAATCTTTATATAAATGATTTAAAACATCATCTTGAATATGTTTACCCGGAGATTCAGTTGGAATTACATCACAACTTACAGCTTCGTGACCTTTTTTTGTAAATGCGTCTCTGACTGTTCCAGAGTATTCACATGCTATTAGAACTTTCATTTTTTATAATTTTATTAAAAGTCTCAACTCTTTCTAAAAATTTATCTCCATATTCTTTTAATTGAGGTTCATTAAGTTTAAATTCTTGGTATTGTAAATCTCTGGTACACATAGATATGACACCTTGTTCAATAGGTCCATAATTTTTTGTATGTGCTAAATAGTAAGCACCAAGTTGTAATTTATAATCTTCAACCCATTCTTCTTTTTTAGGTTTGTTAGTTTGTTTCCAGTCCACTATACTTGGCTTTCCATAACAGATTGCTGTGAGATCACACGTGCCTGCAAATTTATTTTTATATTCCAAACTTATTTCATTACCCCATATTTCACCTAATTTAATATTATCTAAAATTGTTTTAGCCATCATTCTTGGTTTAGTTCCCTCCTCCATGGCATTATAATATCCTTGACCATTTAATTTATATTCTAATACTTGATGCATTTCGGTTCCTATTGTTGATGCTTGTTTCATTATTCTATCTGCTTCTGCATCTCCAACTTTACGTCTCCAATTTTCTAAGAAACGTTTATCTTTAGTTGCACTCAATATAGTTGTCACGCTTGGAACTTTTATATTATCCACTAAATATTTTCTTCCGGTTGTGTCTGAGAATCTATTGTAATGTTTGTAAGGATATTTTTTTATTAGTTTCATCTAGTAATCAATACAATTATGACTGATGCCATACCTGTAATTAATACACCTGCGGAAGTCAACAAAATCTTTTCTAATCTACTAACTGATTTTTCTAAATTATTTATCTTATCATGCGTTTGTTTTTGCATGATTCGGCAAAGCTTTTCATGAGCTTCTATTTTATTTAATGCTTCTTTAGACATTTTGTGTTTCTCTTCTTCTAGCTGCAGCTATTGCAGTTGGATCGTTAGGAAATAAATCAGCCACTTGTTGTGATGTAACTTGTCCGGTGTTCTGTTGTGGTGTTTGTGCAACAGGGTTTTGAAGTTGTAAATCACCAACTACTGATTGAAACTCTTCTGCATCTCTTTCTACTTCTTCACTCTCAACAGTTGCATTATTTTGTATGGATCTGTTTATCATAGATACTAGATTGTTATCTTCTTGTGCATCACCAGATGACTCACTAAAATCAGCAAACATATTTTCTTCTACTACTTGAGGTATGTTATCTTTAAATAAAGGTTCTGGTATGGACATAGGTAGATTAGATATTCTTTCTATTATCTCAGCCTCGCTAATAGTATTTGGATCAACTTTAGGTATATCCTTGTCTTCTTCTCCTAAATAATTAATAAGTCTTGCCAATGCATCTCTTTTTCTTGTCATTCCAAGCTTCATAGCAGATTCAGTCACAGCTTTTGTCTTACCAAGTATAGTATTTGTCTTTAAAGCATCTACTATGGTTTGAACACTTCTGCCTGAATAATAATCTCTCCCAGGTAAAAACGTTGCTTTTATTGTACCAGTTCCTAATTTTTCACCTCTTAATAATTTAAGTGTTTCATCAGGTAACAAGGCATCATTCATAGCTCTTAATGCTACAGGATCAGTCAATATTTGTCCTGCTCTTCTAGATAATAATAGTAATGCAGCAGAGGCTAATAGACCAGGTGCACCAAATATTAATCCACCTGCAATACCACCACCTAGTGTAAGTCTTCTAGCTAAAAACTGAGATGGATCAGATAGTTTTGTTTCACCAATTGCTTTCATATACGATGCAAAATTATAAAATTCTTGTGCGCCTTTGTCACCAAGCATATATTGTATTTTTCTTCTACCTCCCTCATCAAAAGAATTTTTAATACCGAAAGAAGCCATAAATTTATCTGCACTAAACTCAGCAAAGTCATCTCCACCAAATTTTAATTCTGTTGTATTGAATATACCGTTGTTTCTTTTTACACTTTCGATACTAAAATCTTTTAAATTTCTTTTTTGATCTCTTGTCATAACTTTTAATGTATCAGATAAATATGAAGCACCTGCATTTATAGATGAATCTTCATCTATAAAATTCCATACTGATTTAGCACCTGCATCTGATGGACTACTAAATGCTCTCAAGAATTTGTTAAACGCATATTTAGCTTGCACAGCTCTAAATAAATCCTTACCACCTTGTGTGGCTTTTGCACCTATTTCTCTTGATGGTTCGGCTCCAATTAATTTTTTAAACTGTACTACTGCATCTACAGAATCATTTTCGAAAACATTTTGACCTAGATCCTTAAAAAATTGATCTCTGTATTGTGTACCTGCACCTTGAAATCCTTCAAGACTTTTAGCTGTAAATGCATTTCTATCAAATTTTTTGAGACTTCTTACTAATGGTGATAGCTGGTAAAAACCCTGTACGTCTGCAAATATTTTATTTGCTTTTAAAAGTTGACCTTTTAATTGTTCAGCAGCTTTAATATTTTGTTGTATGTATTGATCTGCTAGAGGTTTACCACTTTGTGCAGCTATAGTATCGTAAGTTGCTTTGATACCTTCGTCTTCTAAATACTTACCTGGATTGTAAATATCTTCACCAAATTTAGCAAAGTCAGTTTCCATAGCCTCTCTCATGATAAACATATTATTTTTTAATGTTGAATATCTACTACCCTCTATGGCATTGTTAAGCATTGTCATCACACCTTTGTATTGTTTTGGTGTAATTAACCCATCTCTTATACCTATCATAGCCTTCATAAATAAATTGATAGGATCTCCTTGTAGAGTCAATACTTTTTCAATATCCATTGGTTTTAAATCACCGAAACCTTGTATATAAGTTTCAAACTCAGGAAACTGAGCTACATTTTCATCTAAAAATTCTCTTGCAGCTTTTTGTGTTTTTTCTAATTTTATTATTCTTGGGTTACCTGAAGTTGCAGCTAAATTATCAAAAGTTTTATAGGCACTATTATATAAATCTACATTTTCGATAAATACTTTTTCTGCTTGTTGTCTTACAGATGAATTAATTGCACTAACTTTAAGTAATGGAGAATATGCTTGTAGGTCTGAAAGATATCTTTTACCACCCGCAATCTCTGCTTCTGATTTAGCAACCTTACCAATAGGAGCTACTAATGGAAATACACCCATAAATTTAAAATAATTTCTACCAAGACCTGAAAAAGTACCCTGTCCTTCTTTTAATCCAGATAGCAATGGTAATGGTAAACCTTTGTCTCTTGCAAATTGTGCTAATTCTTTTTGTTTTGGTCCTACAGTTCCAAAAAGATTTCTTATACCTTTGCTTATAGGACTGAATAAAAATGGAGATAATAATGAAGCTCCTGTATTCCACAGCATAGCATTCTTCATAGCAACAGCTGTATTTGTAAGTTGATCTCTTTCTACATCTCCCTCTGGAATTTCTGATAGGTCATCAGCTAAAGCTGATGCAATCTCAACACCTGCTTGCTCATTGAGTGTATCATAAGTAAACGCTCCAACACCTGCACCAACTGTGCCTCCTAAAACAGATTGTACCTCTGTTTTAAGCAATGGTCCTCTGTATGCTCTAGATAATGGATCTACAAGTCTGCCTATACCTTTTAAAGCACTACCAAAAAATTTAAATCTACCAGGTAATTTATCCGCAACATTTATTGCAGACTTAGCAAAAAAACCTGGACCTTTACCCAATAAGGTTCCCTCTTTAGCAGCTCTAAATATTTTTTTTCTATTTGCAACGTATGGATATATACTACCTGCAATATCTCCAGTAAGTTCATAAGTAGGTTGACCTACTCCTGTTGCTGCTTTTAATGGATCTTGTAAAAATTCTCTTTCTGAAACAATCTCTTCAGTCGCTCCTTCACGCATTTCACCAAGTTGCTCCATCGTTGGGCCTTTTAACTCTCCTCTTCTGATTAATTCATCAATAATCATTCTTTGATCATTAGTTAAATCATTAGGATTTATAGTGTTACTATCTAATTTTTTTTGTAAATTATCTATAAATTGGCTCATTATTTAAAAAACTCCGGTGGAAAAACTTTTTCAAAATCTTCTATTGTCATATCTTTTAATTCTTTTTGTCTTTGTCTAAATAATTTACTATCAAAATCACTCAAGTCATTTAAAGTAGCTCCAGACGGTAATAATCCATAAGCTTTTCTTTCATTTAATAAATATTGTGAATTACCACCAGCACGTTCATAAAGTCGTTCTTGTTGCTTAATATCATCTAAAATAGTTTCAGCCGTAGCAGTAAGTGAAGCAATAACATTTTTCTCACCTCTTAATAATGGGAATACTTTTACAAGACCTTTGGCCATCTCAATATCCTTTTGTGTCAATCTATCTTTAGACTTTAATGAGTTTGCTAATTTGTAAACAAGAACTGTTTCATTAATAGCAAGTCTTTCGTAATCTAGTGTGCTTCCATCTTTTAATCTCTTCTTAGCATTTCTAATTGAATCATTATAGTTTCTTTCAAAATTACCTAAACCTGTTTTACCGTTTAAGTATTTTAGTGCATCGTTTGCAGTTTCAAATTCTCCACTTGCTACTAAAGCATTAGCTACTTTCTTTTGTTCAATATTAAACATAGCTTTACCAGCAGCTTTTATTTCTGATTTATCTGATCCACTTACTTTTGCAAAACTAAATACATCTCCTAGAGCTTCAGTTAAACGACCACCATAAAGTCCAAAAGCACCAACAACACCAGCATCGGCACCACCTTCTGTAATAATTCCTAAGCTTCTGTTAATTAAATTTACCGCTGCATATTTACCTGCAATATCTTTTGCTAATTCTAATGTTTCTTTATTTTGGTCTTTATTGGCAATAAAATTTAGGGATGGATCTACAGTTCTATAAATATTTACACCATTTCCATCAACTTCTCCTGTGGCTCTTTGAAGTGTTCCATCCTTTAATCTTCTGCCTGGAATATTTACTATTCTTCCGTTTCTATTTGTTATTTGAACAACGCCAACTTCTTCTGTATCTGGCATTTCAAAAGCTTCATTTTGTGCTTTTAAATAATCTGTAGAAAACTCTAGGGCTCTACCAAGAAGATTTTGTTCTAGTTCATCCTCTTTCATTTTTACCATCACCATGTTATTTACTGCTGGTCCTAAAGCTTGGCCAAATACTTCTAAAGCACCTCCCACACCTGATCTTTTAGTAGTTCCTGTCAATAAGCCAGATGCTAAATTAGTTAAAAACACTAAATTTGCATTTGAAGTTTTACCTACTCTCATTTCTTTTGCTATTTCCCTAGCTAATTTTATTTGTTCTGCAAATGGTGATGTAGAATTTACTGCATCTTCATCAGCTTTTGTGTTTTCTTTTGTTTTTGTTTTTGTAAAACCAAAAGCATCTTTTTCTTCCTCTGGTTTCTCTGCAACTAATTTTGTTCCGGTGTCCGGTTGCATTGGGAAGTTAATATTTGGATTTGGTCCGATTGCATTTTCAGCAATTTTAGCCGTATCAATTACATTTTTTTTACCAAATCTAGTTGTGTTTTGTGGCTCTGTAGCAATGTCAGCTACTTGAGATTTAGGTGATGTCTGACCTCTTTTAACTCCTCTTCTTAATTTTGTTTTTTCATTACTTTTTACAATATCGTCTAAAGTTTTTGGATCAAATCTGCCAAAAATATCTTGATCACTTACACCCTCACTAATAATATCAGTAGCCTTTAATCTATTTTGTCTTTCAAAATCTGCTCTTTCTTTAGGGGACATAGCGTTAATTCTTTTTCTCTCATCTATACCGGCCTGTACTCTATTTTGTACTCCAGCTATAGTAGCTAATCCTACCGCGCTAGGTATCATTCCAATACCAGCAAGAGCAGGCAGTGCTCTAGATGCAGCAATACCACCTCCTAAACCAAAACCTGTTCTACCTATAGGGTCTTGGATACCTAATCCTTGTGCTACTTGATCTCCTGCATAATAGCCTCCTAGTGCAGGAAGACTTAAAACTCCTCTTCCAAAGCCTCTTAGTCTAGACCCCATTCTTTCCATAAAGTTTGGTTGAGCTCTTAAAGCTAATGCATTATTGTAAGAAGGTCCAACCATTGTTCCCATTGTGCCTTGAGGTATCAAAGCAGGAACTGGAGGTCTCATAGGACCAATAATACTTCTCCCTGTTCGCGCTTTAATAGGTTTTAGATGACCTTTTTTCAAAGCCTCCCGTCTAAACATTGGTCTATTTAAAACTTTGTTTATGGACATAGACCTCCTAATTAGTTTTATTTTGATTTACACCTTGATAAGCTGCAAAAGCACCTATTCCTGTTCCAACCGCTTGTGCTAAAGGACTAGTGCTTGGTGCTGTACCTAAAGTTACTGTAGATTGTGATTTTGGACCTGCTGCATATAAGTTAGCTAAAAATTCTGCTCTTTGGAATGGTTCAAACTGTTGTTGTAAAGTAGATTGTCTTTGAGCATCTAACGCTTGTTGTGCAAGTTGTCTTTGCACGCCACCTGCTGCAAATAATTGATTTATGTCACCCTGAGCCATCTGTTGTTGGCCTAATCCTAATTGACCTAATTGCTGCCCCGCTTGTAATCCAATTGCTTGTTGTCTTTGAGCTGCACCTAAAGCTGTATTAAAACCCTGCGCTTGAGCTCTACCCATTGCATCTAAAGTTCTATTTTGTAATTCTGCTTGTTGAACTCCTTCTCTACCACCACCAAAGGCTCCAGCACCTACAGCATTTGCTGCGATCTGATTAGACATAATACCTGATTGTCTTGCAATCTCATCAGTTACATATTGCTGATAAGGATTTAAAAATTGAGATATTTGAGCTGAACTTATAGGAGCTGCAGCTCCTGTTACTTGATTTATACCTGCTTGTACTGTTGGAGCACCCACACCAGTTGTGCCCGATGCTGTCACACCCTGTCGTTCTAAAGCACCTAAGCCAGCAACTTGAAAGTCAGGCAAATTTATTGGTTGCTGCGCCACTTGACGAGCAATATCCATCAATTCGATTTTTCTTTCTTCTATACCCGGAGCCTCTCTAACAAACTGTGTTTGAGAACTTGGTGTTGCAGCCTGTTGTGATCTTCCTCCTCCAAAAAAACTCATAATTTTATCCTATCCATTTTTCTAATTGTACATGTTTCTTTTTCCAACCCCACTGTTTTGATACTCTTTCCCAGCCAGGTCTAGCCATAATGCTTAATCTTTTGCAACTGTTTACTAAAGCAAAATCAGTAATTGTTTTAACTAAATTATCTTCCCATAAATCTCTTCTTTTGCCTGTACATATTACAATCTCATATTGATTAAAGTTAGGCAATACACCTATTCTTCCAACACATACTCCAAACACTTTGTTTTCTTCATCTTCATCAGAACCAAACATAATCCAACATTGCATTAGGTCTTTTTTTAATTCATCATGAACCCATTTTGCATCTGCATATTTTCCAGAATAAGCTAATGCTTCAGTAACCATAAATTCTGCTAGGGGCCAAAAAGTTTCTATATCTTTTGGTTCAAGAGGTAGAATGCTTACAAGAGGTTTAATTCGTTTTTTGTTTGCTGATGCCATTTCTATCCTTAATTAAATCAAAGACACGTTTGTATCTTCTTTGTTGTTCATAGAAATATTGGGCACCTTTTTCTCGCATGTCTTTCATGCTGCTTGGATTAGCTCCAGCTATGATTCCAGCACCTAATACTCCATCTGCTCTTGTTACAAACTCGCCGTCTGCTAATTGAGCTAACATTGTATCCTCGTCTTTATCACCTACTCCTGCTCCGTCTTCAACATATCCTGTTGCTCTAACATAATTATTAGAGTCATTTTCATCATGAGTCATTTTCGATGGAAGATAATTAATACCTCCCTCATTAAATTTTTTTATTTCTGCTAATCCACCAGATTTAAGTCTTTGTTGAATCATAGAATAAGGGCCTATTTGACGATCATCCTTACCTGCTTCTTCTGGTGCATAAACTTTTTCGTATGCTTTTTCTTGCCCTGTAGTTGGATCTATATAAGTATAGGCGGGTCTTTTGTCTCTTAAATTTAAATAATTTACATTATATCCAGGCATAAAAATATCAGTCGGCTGATTATCAAATGCACCCATCGCAAAAGGTATACCTCCAGCGAGTGCTGCTATTTTAACTGGATCATATTCTTCAGTGCCTTTTTTTCTAGTAAGAATATCAATGATACCTCTATCTCTGCCTTGTAATTTTTGTATTTCTTCAGAAGCAGAAACTGTACCAATGTCATCTCCTGGCAATGGATTAACTCTTGGAATTCCAGGTACTTTACCTGCTAAAGCTTGTAAAGGTCCGAATTGTGTAATGCTTGGAACAGTAGAGCCAAAACCAGCATTTCTTGCAAAACCTCCAACTTGACCTAAGTTGTATCCAGAAAAAGCACCTAAAGCTCCACCTAAAATTCTTCCTAATCCTGATGCTCCTGAATCTCTTGCTTGTCTAAATCCTTGAACTCCTCCGTATGCTGCTAATGCGTAGGGTAAAAATTGTATCACTATTAAATTCTCCTTTTAAGATCTTAAGTCTTTAATAATACCATTTTACTTAGCTGATATCAACTCATCATAAAATCTGCCGTGATATTGATGCTCACCAATATGGACAATAGAATCGTTTACATAAGCAAAGCATTTACCACCTAAGTCTCTCCATAATTTGCAAAAGGCAAAATCCTCACCATTATAGGTTTTCTCTTTAGGGTCATGTAGTGTATCAAAAAAGTTCCACATATTAGGTTTATTGACAAATTTTCCGTTTATTACTGTCTTTTGCACTATCTCTTTGTCAGGATATTTTTGTATCATTTTATCTATAACTTCTCTTTTAATTAGCATACATCCTGTAGGAGAGTCTGTTACCTCCATTACACCTTTATTTAATTTAATATCGTTTGGATCAGGGACTTTCATTGGATATGTATGTAATGATTTTCTTATATCATCTGGTGATTTGATTTTCCCTTGTTTCATTTTTTCAAAAGCCTTATCCCACATTAAAGTTTTAAGTGGGTAAGGCACAGAAATAATATCTTTGTCTGCTTTTAGCATAGCGAATATTGATTTACCTTGAAAATAAATGTCAGAATCAATAAATAACAAATGTGTTGCTTTTGAGCCTAAAAAACCAGCCACAGATAAATTTCTTCCTTGAGTTACTAATGATGATTTAATTAAATGAAAAGATACTTTAAGTTTTTTTTGAAAACACTCTTGTTGAAATTCAATTAAAGCTTGAGTATAATGTATAGAAACCTCACTATGCACTGGCGTAGCTACAAATATTTCTATATCTTTAAACTGGTCTTTATTTTCTTTCCACAACGGCTCTATCGCTTTTTCATAATCAGATTGTGTTTCTATGTTTACTTCTTGTAATGTTTGATATGTATCTTCATTAATGTATTTACTGCTTGACACTTAGGGCTCCTTTCAAAAAATTTTCCCATTCTATAGCTTTCTTATCCCAACTATAAAAATTTTTATAATATTTTTGTTGTTCATTTAAATGATTTTGTATTGTATCCGTATGCAAATACTGTCCTGCTATTTCAATCGCTCCAGCAATACTTGTGGCTAGTAGCTCAAAATTTTTAGAATAATTTACATATATAGGCCATTCAGCACAAGTTTCTGGCAGTGCTCCAAAGTTTGTAGTAATTACATGAAGACCTGCAGCAAGTGCTTCTAAAGCTGAGGCACAGAATGTTTCTTCAAATATTGAGGGATACACAAATAAATCATAATTAGACATATGCTCTAGTATATATTCATTCGGTTTATGACCTATGTAATTTACGTTTGGTAATTTTTTTGCTTGGTCAATTAAATCTTTGGTATCTTTGTTTACTCTATTTGCAAATTCAGATCCATATACTTCATTTGAACTGTATACATCAAGTGTTATATGTTGACTTCTTACATATTGCATAGCCAATAATAAAACATTTAATCCTCTCCAAGGAGTGCAATGATGTATTATTCTTATTGGATCTCCCTTTTTGTATATTTTTCTTTTAGGAAAATGAGTAGCACCATTCTTTATAACAATACATTTATCTTCAGGTATTTGAAAAAAATATCTAAACTTTTCATAGTTCCAATGTGAATTAAAAACATACCAATCATAATCATTATGTTTTGTTTTATCTCTAAAAAACCATTGGAAATTTGGTTGATCCCAAGAGTTCTTTTGCCAGAGTATATTAATTTTATTTGGATCTAACGGTACTTTACCAGGAATTGATGTGCAGATTTGAAATTTATCTAGTAAATCTTTTGAAACATATTTTTCTAATAGCTCATGTTGAAGTTCTGTTGCGCCTCTAGGTTTCATTATTCCTTTGTTTTAGCACCCATTACTCCTGCTCTAGTTACGGTGATTTCTAAGTCTTGCCTAAAATCATCTTGAGTAGTATCAGTATTGGGATCAGCAACATCAGCATCAAAGGAAGCTTTAGTATCATAAACTTTTCCTGTTCTTTTGTGTTTAATAATTTCTTTAGCTTCAGCTGGTATTCTTGGTAAATCACTCATTGTGGTCTTCCTTGTCTGTTGTACTTCTTATAACTTCTTTTTTCGGATTTTGAAAGATTTTTTTTGTGCTGTCTTATTCGTTTTTTTGGTTTTGGTCTGGGTGTAAAATGTTTAAATGTACGTTTAGCCATTTTCCTGTGATCTATCTAGCTGAGCATAAGAAATTATACCTTGTATTTCATCTGCTGTACCAGCTGTCATTTTTAAAATATCACTAGCTTCTAGTATTAGAGTGTGGTTTATAATATCTGTAGTTGAGGAAGCAGTCAAAGATTGATTGAAAATTCTAAATGTTGTTGACGCTGATGTGTCAGTAACTTGAACACTTAAATTTACAGCTCCTGTAGAACCATTATTTACTTGTACCTGTTTAATTAATATAGTTGCATCAGAGGGTGCTGTAAAAACACTCGTAGTTCCAGTAGTGCTTAAATTAATTCCTTGGTTTTTATATTGTATTGTCATGATAAAAAGAAAGTAAAAGTATCTTGTTCATTTTTTAATTCTTGTTGATATGAAGTGTTTAACTTATCTTGCATCGTTCGTAAAGACTGAGTCACCTGTCTTTGATTCTCTGCAGTGTACTGTGGCGTTGGTTCAGGTATAACAATATCTACTCTAGCCATTAAAAACTTCCCATCTCTGCAGCAGAACCACTTCCACTAAAACCAGGACCAGCATCTTTTTGACCTTGTGAAGCCATTCCAGATTGAACTCCACCACTGCCTCCACTATAAGGGTTAGGGCTTCCTTTATTTTGCAAATTAACTGTTGTGATGTCTCCTTGTTTGTCTCTATTTACATCTCTCATGATTGCTTTTTTCACTCTTTTGTTTCTCAAAACATTTGCTATTCCTGATGATACTCCTGTTAAAGCACTTACAGCAGTTAATGGTGCAAAAGGCACAGAAGAAAGACCAACCATAGAACCCAATACATTTTGTCCAATCTGACCTAAACCTAATTTGCGACTAGCAAATTTAACAGCTTGATTTTTAATAATATTTTCTGCAACTTCTTTTGGATCAATTTGCACTGGTCCCATAACAAAATTATTTTGCATATCAGAATTTATAAGAGGCGCAATACCTTGTGGTTGTAAGTTTTGTTCAAAAGACGGTGTATAATTAGAAAAGCCTTGTTGATTTTTTATATTATTAAGTTGTGCTTGAATTTGTGCTTCTATTGGATCCATCATCCCCTCATTCCATCAAGTTGTACATCAGCCCTAAAAGTACCAAACCTCCAATTTTGGTCTGTTGATGTGTTAGCTATTTTTAAACTTGCAAATCTAGCTCTTGCCCTAGTGTCCACTTTTTGTGTTGATCCGGTAACCGTAAAAGGTCCTAAAGGAGATGATACTTCTGTATCACTTGGGAAGTCTCTTAATAATATGGTTACTTGTGCGTCACCCTCTATAGTTTTAAAATCGGGTACAAATCTTCGCATACTCATAAAAAATTCACCATTAGTACCATCAGGATTTAAACTAAAATCTCCAGATTCAATAAAGGCAGGTATAGCTGTTTTATTTCCAGCAGTGTCAACTTCGTTAACACCTTTTTCGTGTTCAAAATACTTAGTTGATCCATTTATATTTGTTACACCTTGTATAGTAGGAAACGTAGGAACACCTGTAGATGTAAATTCTGTCGCGTATGGATTATCATATAAATTTGCATCTACCCAAGTCGTTCTAGATAAAGATCCAGTAACCCAAGTTCCGTCTTGGTAATTGTAACAAACATATCTGTTATTAAAATCAGAGGTTGCTTGTGGATAGTACCAACATATTTCTTCGTATAAATGATTTAGGCCAACATAAACTGATTCGCCAGCTGAATAATTTATTCCTAAGTTATTACCATTCTTTGTTGTAAATACAAAATCTTCAACTGCACAAGGTAATGATTTGACAGTTCCATCATAAACAAAGAAACCACCTGACTCACCCATCCAATAAACTATTCCATTTACATATTTTATTGCGTGTTGCCCTATACATCCACAATTAGATCCAACCTGTCTAATAGAAAATGTAAAAGGCGGTCCTACAAATTGCATTACATATGCAGCATTATCTGTCACAATGAAAGTATAATCTTTACCTTTAATTGCTCCTACTATTTTTGTACCTGAGTCTAATCTAAATGTACCAGCAGTATTAACAGAGGTTGGAGTATAATCAGTAATATCTTCTTGATCAGAAAATCTTATAAACATTTTATCTTGTGAGCCTGGCGTGCCAATAGTTGTTTCTGTTCCTAACATAATTAAGTGCCTATCACGATCTGAAACTAAAGACATAACAGATGCGGTAGGAGCATTTGATATAAGTACAGCTCTAGTATTTAATGCATTTGCATTTGAATTAATTGGGTTCCAAGAAAAAGACTGTCCATTTTTTATTGTTGCAATAAGTTGTTCACCAAAATTATCTAAAGACCATGAGGCAGGATCTACTGTTAATGTTTGAGATAATGATTCTACGCCCCATCCAGTAAATGCTTCAACTCCAGCACCACTAGAATGCGCACTTCTTGTCCCTGCTGCGGCTCTTGTGATACCTGTTAGATCGTTAGTTGATATTCCTGTGTAAGAAATAAATTCAGCCCCAACTTTTATTGTGCCAGTTGCTGGAAAATTTGCTGTTGATGTTAAGGTAATTGAAGTTCCCGATCCTCCGGTCCCCGCAGTGTCATCTAGTAGTGCTCCGTTAAGAGTGCTAAATACTTGTTGACCACCACCCCAAAGACCTGTGCCCCATCCAAATCCAAATGTTGAACCTAAAGCTCCTGGTTTTATATACGGTGTGACTGTTGCAGAACCCGATCCGTTGACCGTTGTCCCTGCTGCGCTAGCCATTGTAATAGTAAATTCATCACTACCTGGAACGGTTATTACTTGAAAAGGGTTTGTTGTGAAATTTGCTGCAGTATATCCCGCACCTGATGGAGGGGTTACTGATGAAAAAATAAATATGTCTCCCGGCTCTAGACCATGTGCTGGTTTGTTTACAGTTACTGTTGCTGAGGTATTAACAGTATCAAAAGTACATCCAGTTAAAGCTGTGCCTAGAGGTGTTATGTCAAAAAAAGCTCCCTCATAATAAACGACTAATACTTTGTTAGTTCCTATTGCAGAGTATTTTCTTCCATCTAAATCAGCCCAAATAAATTGTTCTCTTGCTGCACCTACTAAAGTGCTTTCTAATAATTGTTCCCAACCTCCAATTTTTTCTGGCAATCCATATCTAAATCTCACAAAATCACCATCAGTCCATTTACCCTCCGCACCTGTTTGGGTAAGTTGTTTATTGAAACCTGGAGCTATATTTACTTTTGTTAATGGCATACAATATTATATCATTAATTTTATTTAGTGTTAACTACCTCTATAAACCCCTTAAACACAGCGTCTGTGCAGGTATTATTTTCTATTTTAAAATTAGAATCAAATGTAAAAATTCTATTTTGCTCAGGGTAAATATCATTTAAACCAAAAAATTTAAGGTAGCCATTATTTTTATTTATAAAATAAATAGATGTTGTAGTGTTTTTTATATTTAATGGTTCTATAATTTCTTTAAATATAATTTTATTTTTAGTTGAGGCAGGTACTATATATAAAATAATAGATTCTAATTTTTCAATATCTTCCACTAGGGGTTTAACTACATGAAAAAAAGGACTTGATATTTTTTGATTAAAAAATACATGGTACATAAAAAGTTGGTTTGAATCACCATTAATTTTAAAGTGTAAATGATTTATTAAATTTTCAATCTTATTAAAATCAATATTATTTAAAAAATTATTTTGTATTCTTATCATTTTCAGTGTTTATTTCATTGCTGTCTGTACCAATAATTTTATCCTCTTCAGGCAACAAATCATTTAGTTCTACAACGATATTCATTAAATTATTTCCAAAATGTCTTAGTGAAGTGCTCGTCAAATGTAATTTTTTGTTTTTGTTTATTACATCTATTTCAACATCAGTAAAAGTAATATCGCAAGAGCCATCTTTATATTGTAAAAATTTCATTTACTTCCAGCTTGTTTTTTTCCAAAGTTTTTCTTTATATAATTTTTTTGCCCACGTAAGAAAAGAAAAATGGTTTTGCATACCATTTATATTTTCAGAAATTTTTATGCTCCAGTTATCTCTTTTAAATGGTATTATTTGAACATAGGGTGTTCCTTTTTTAATGGTAGTATTCAAAACCGGGTATTTATCTCCGTTGACACAAAAGGGAAAATTAATTTCTATTTCATGTGCATCAGTTTCAACGATCCCTGAAAATATTTCAAATCTATCATCTCTATTATTAAGTGGAGGTAAACATAAACAAGAATAACCTTTCGGTGTTTTTATTTTCCAAGGATTTAAAATTTTATAAATATCAAAATCTAAATTTTTTTTAATAAAAGGTGAGTTTTTAAGTTGGGTAAAAGAATGTGCATGTCCATGGGTATTTATATTTATGTTACCTTTTGCTTCCTGTGCCATACGAGTATTAAAAAATGTACGTCTTTCACCTTGATCGTTTTTAAAATTATGTTTAATTTCAATATCGATTGGGGTTTTTAAGAGATAACCAGACGTTAAAGTTTGTAAAAATGGCATGCATTTTTTAATTGTCATGTCATCATCTGAATTAGATAAATTTTTAAACCATGCAGGTAGATTTGTTTTTATTGGTACTGGTAAATTTTCTTCAACCTTTACATAGTCTTTAGGTGCACTAAATTCAATTATCTTAGTTAACATCAAAGATGTTATAATTTAATTTGTAGGTAATTCCAATATATTTTTATAGCTTATAGAATTGTCAGCACAATACTGTTCCCATGTCTTATCTAATGGATAACTAATTGAATCAACATCAAAATTATTACAATAATCTCTGTAACTTTGCCACTCTGAAGTTTTTGCATGTGATGGAAATTCAACTAACCACTCATCTATTGCTTTAACTAAATGACTTAAATAAACTCCCAAAATTTCTTTAGTATCTCGTTCAGAAACAGGAACAGAAGTATCATATGTTACATGATCAAACCAGGTAAAATTATTTCCATCATGTGATTCTATCATACAATTGTTATTTTTTACTTTTGCAAAATCTTCTGCACTTACTGTTACAATGTCACTAACATCACTTGAAGAATAATATTGTAAATCATCATCGCTTTGACATATTCTTTCAAGTGTAGATTGATTTTTTGCTTGATCTTTATTAAAAATAAAACTTGCCATATTAACCTTCCATTACTACTATTTTTCCAGATCCGCCAGAGCCTCCGCCCTGATAAGTACCTCCGCCATTTCCACCACTGCCTGTAGTCATGTCAAAAAAATTATCATTTGTAAAAGATCCAGAAGCACTTCCACTACTTCCACTGCTTCCGTTTCCATTTTGAGCACCATTTCCGCCATTTCCTCCAGTAACAGTTGCAGTTCCATTAGCGTGAGCTAAAGTTGAACTCCCGCCAGCACTACCAGCGTTACCCCAACCTACTCCATTGTTATAATTTCCTCCACTACCGCCAGATCCGACCGAATAAGCATATCCAGTGCTTCCTGCTACAGTAAGATTGTAGTAGCCAAAACCACCGCTTCCTCCAGTGCCTCCATTATGATAGTTGTTAACATTTCCGCCGCCGCCTCCGCCGCCCGCGCCGCCGATGAATGCGCCTAATCCAGTTGAATTTGCTTGTGTTGTTAAAGTTCCATTTCCGCTATTAGCTACTAATCTAAATAGAGTTGCTCCTCCACCTCCAGACCCAGATGAAGCTGCAGTAATTCTTCCTTGAGCATCAACAGTTATATCAGCCGTTGTATATGATGCTGCAGTAACAGAAGTGTTTGCTAGTTTGTCTGCAGTAACAGCGTCATCAGCAATCATATCAGTAGCAACTTGTACTTCACCAATAGTTCCAGCAGAGGCTGCTCCTAAAACTCTATTTGCAGTTGTAGTGTCTTGCATTTTTGCAAAAGTTACAGCATCATCAGCGATTTGTGCAGTTGCGATTGTGCCTGTTAAATTTGCTGCTGCAACAGTTCCACCCAAAGTATCTAAAGAAATTTCATTCAGGTTAGTTCCATCTGAATAAGCTGCATAAATTTTTGCTTGGTCTAAAGTAAATCCTGTTCCTGATGCAGTTTTAATTGTAAGGTTTGTTGGATTTGTTAATCCTGTTGCATCAAAAATATAAAATTTTTCGATTGAATCTGGTATTGTACAAACTGTACTTGCAGCAATTGATGCTGTCGCAAATTTAATTACTAAATTTCTAGCGTTTGATATTGCACCGTCAGACATTGCAAGAGCTAAAGTACCACCACTTGAAAGTGTTACTTGCTCAAAACCTGCAACTGCTTGTTGCACTAAATTTAAATTGGTATTTGTTTTATCTCCCCATGTACCAGCGTTTTCACCGGTAGCCATTAATTCTAATTTAAGATCACTTGAGTAAGTTGATGCCATAAAAAATTCTCCTTAATTACTTTATATTTTACATGAACTAGGCAGCTAAATCAACCTCTGTCCAAGTATTTGATACTCCTAGGTCTATTTCAGACCACGCAGTTATATTAACGCTTCCTATTGATGCTGTCAATTCTATGCCTGTTGGAGTTACGACAGAACTTGCTACAGTAGCTTCTTCTCCTAAAGATGCAGTAATTGATGAACCTGTAACGTTAACCTCTACACTAGGCACAGCTACAGCTGCTCCTATTGACATAGTTGCTTGATTACCACTAGGGGATTCTACCGTATTTTGTTCTAGTGTTTGAGTTCCTAAGCTCAATGACATAGAAGGTGATGTTACAGGAACATCTAAGAATAAACCTGCAACTGGATCTCCAATTGAAGTGCTTACAGATTGGCCACTAATAGATTCATTAGTTGTTTGTTCTAATGAAAAAGATCCTAATGATGAGTTAAGTGTGTGTTCAGCTACAGTTACTGATAAATTAAAATCTGCAGATGTTGAGTAAACTCCAAACGTCATTCCGATTGATTGACCAGAAACAGAAACACTTACATCAGTTACAACAGAAGTGCTTCCAATTGCTGACGTTAAAACTTGACCACTTGCAGCAACTGAATCTGCTTGACCCCAACTTTGATTACCCCAAGTATCTCTACCCCATCCTATTCCTACTAAAAATTCAGGATCAATTGTTGTTTGACCTGCAGTCATAGTTGATGAAATACCAGTAACAGGCACACCTATATCGACCACGCTTGATTCAGAAGACATTGTTAATTGTTGGCCAGTTACAATTTGAGTATGTGATGTTCCAGAAATATTAGCACCTATAGTAGATGTCAAAGATATTCCTGTTACAGATACATCAGCATTTCCAGTAACGCTTGCTAAGGCACCAATAGAAAAAGATGCTTGTGATCCAACTGCTATAGGATTAGATCCAGAAAGATCTCCCCATTCGTTTTCACCCCAAGTATCTCCACCCCATCCAACTTGAATTACACCAGTGGCTGTCACTGATCCAATTGATGAAGTCAATTGACCTGCAGCTGATAATCCTACAATATCTCCAGTACCTGCAACCACTGAACTTACTGATGCACTTGCAGATTGTCCTGTTACAACTTCAGTGTGTAGAGAAAAACCAAGAGCTGTACCTATTGTGGAAGTAAGAGATATTCCAGATACGCTTACATCAGCATTAGCTGAAACCGTTTCACTACCGATTGCAGATGTAAGTGACATACCAGAAACAGATACATCCATGTTTCCTTGTTGACTCCATAAACCCTCACCCCATGTTAATGCTCCCCATGTGGTTGAAGTGATATCGAAAATACCACCCATACCAATACCATGGATGTAACAAAGATAATAAAAATCTGTTTGCGAGGATGGAGTTACTTCAACGTATCGTACTGTAGCTGCATTAAAGTTGGTGGTGTTAACGTAATTAGAATATGTTGTAACTCCATCTAAGTAATAAGTAACACCAGATGTTAAGTAATCAGATTGACTTGTTGTTGACGAAAAAATTAGTGGGTGATTAGCATTTGTATAATCGTTTTGGTTGAATCTAAGTGTTGCACCTTGAACCCACGATATGGTGCCTGGTCCAGTAGAATTTCTTGCTCCATCTAGGTAATAAACATTACCTGTGCCTCCCCCATAGGCATTTCCTGATGCTACGGTTACCGTATATGTTTGTAAAGCCATAGCACCAGGACCTTAAATTATGCTAATCTTAATATAGAAGCTGCTGTTGTGAACGCAGGAAACTGAATTGTAAAAGTTCCTGATGTAGCAGTCTTATCGCCACCAAAATCTAAAACAGCAACAGCGTCTGTAGTTCCAGAACCACCGTCAGTCGTTGTGTTGTAAATTAAAGCTCCTCTAGCCGTAAGAGTTACACCTACAAATGATAAATCAGCAAAATCAGTAATAGCTACTGAAGATGAAACTTTGACACCTTGATTAACAAGTGCTTTACCACCTGCAGAATAACCAGATGAAGATACTTCATTAGCTGTTGCATAATTAGTTGTTGATTTCCCTAAAGTTGCAGAACTTGTGTACATCGCTAACTTGTAAGTGTCAGATGATGTATCAAAGTCATGTTTCGCTTGTAGCAATTGTTTCTTAAAAGAATCACATATTGCGTTTGTTGTTATTGCCATAATTGGCCTCCTTTTTAATTTGTGTTAGGAGTAGGACTAGGAATTTTAATTCTTGGAACTCCATCATCATACTCAGCTCGTCTTCTTCTACCCATTTGTTGTAGGGCAAAATTTTGTACCTCTTCATTATACTTACTTTCATAGAGCTTGTACATATCCATAGGTCCTTTTAAAAATCTAAAACATTCAGCTAAGACACCATGTAATAACATTGATTCTTGATAATTAGCTAAATACGTTTGATTTGATGATGTAAATTCTGGTGGATCTTTTATATAGTTTATTTGCACTGTGTCAGCTGTTGCGGGAACCGGTGCAACAATAATATTAAATTCATCCCAATTAGCAAAATATTTTGGAGTGCCTTGTGCTCCTGTTCCATTAAATTCAGATATAAAACTAGTATCTCTTTTTTCTAAGAAACTTCTATTACCACTTCCATCCACACGTTCAACAGATCTTAAAACTAATGCATCTGAGGGTAAAGAAACCGCACGATTTCCTGCAGTAAAACTAGAATTAGCATATTTACGAAGATCATCGTAATCAACTTTACCAGCAACATCTAACTCAACGTTTCTTAAGAATTCTTGTATTTGTGAATCAGATAGGACAGTATTACTGACCTCTGTATAGTTCCTAATTTGTGTTAAAAAATTTGCATGAGAAATGGCCATTATGTAATACTTACCTCCACGCTGCCTATTAAAGATAACAATTCTCTTCTTCTATTTTGTAATGAGGGATCTTCTGGTATCATACTATGTAAGACTGAAGTCACTTGGACACCATTAATTACTCTTGTAATTTTAAAATCTTGTGTTTTAAATGCAAAATCACCAGGTAAAGTTAAATTAGCTATACCAACCATCGTGCCACCAGAGCTTGATATAGTTACATCACTTGTATTATTATTTATAAATGGTTGAATTGGTTGTTGAAATTTCATATTTCTAGAATTTTGTAGAGCTATCGCATCAGCAGTAACATGTTTTCTTCTTATCTGTGGATGCTTAGGTTCAAATTCAGAATAATGAACTAACGAACCATTCCATTCCTTAACCATTTCTGTGTATGGAAAAGCCATTCCAGATCTATCTGATATTGATTGTGATCTTTTACCTGTTGCGTATTTTGCCATAATTAAACTCCACTTGGATAAAAAGATTGTGGTGTAATATATGTTGAAGCTCTTTGACCATCTTCATCTAATGCTCTTTTTAATTGGTCTTCATATATTAATTTATTTTGTTGCACTAGCTGTGGTGAATTTTTCATAGCTAGGTAATAAGCTAATCCTGATACCATACAAGGTAAAAATCTAAAAACTACATCTGCTTCATTTGTGTAAATTCCTGCATCTTGTATTCTGTTAATAGCATAAAATTTTAAAGTCGTGTAAGTATTCAAGTCGGGTGCTTGATACAAAAGTATTTGAGGCGTTGTTTGTCTATCTACATAATACTGAGATGGTTGTCCTGTTGCTAATTTATTTGGTAATGCAGCATAAGCGGATCTATCTATTTTTGTAAGTGAAACATCTTGTGTATTAGCATTATCAGAAACTAAAGATGTTGAAGATATGTAAGCCTCTAAAACATCGCTAATTGTGTCAGCTACAGCATATTGTGCAACTCCTGAAACTAATGCAACTTCGGTAAGTGAAACTTTCCAAAGGTGAATACCTCTGTTAGCCCATTCTGCAAATAATAAATTTAAACTTATCCTAGCTGATTTAAGACTATGACCACTAGTTGTAGTCATACCACATCTTTCGTATGCCTCTTGAATTATTTCTTCTATTGATAAATCAAAACTAGCAGTTCCTGAAGTCGCCATTATTATCCTTTTTACGGTTATACAATTTCTTAGATTGTATCACTTTTTGACTAAATTTTGAAGACCTTAGACTTTTTGCTATATAATTTGGCAAGAACACGTTTTTTCTTCTTTTTTTCATCTCTTGCACCTCTTAGCTTGCCTTCAACTTGTTTTCTTATTTGACTTCTTCCTATTGGCATAATTCTCCAAAAAAGTTAAAATTAATTAAATATCTCTCATGCACGTCTGTTTGATATACTATTTTATGTTCAGTTTTTTGTGGAAATAATAACATTCTATTTTCCACGCTGTCAACAAATACATCGCCATCTTTTGTTTTCACTACAGTCTTTCCATTGCATGATGTTAAATACAAAATACCTGTAGTTGCAGCTGAATGGTATCCATCCATGTGCCAACCAGATTCAACGGTATCTATATCTCTTAAAGATAGATTGGCTCTTACTCGAATAGGAGCAGTTGATTTTAATTTTTTCAAAATAGGTATAATTAAATCAAAAAATTTTGGACATGAGGGTTGGTTGTTATCATAAAAAAAATGTTCAAAAAAACCATTTTTGTTCTTAGTGAAATTTTGGGTGTCAAAACTTGATAAAAACCAATTAGTTTCATTTGATTTTAAAAAATCAGAAATATTTTTATACATAGTAGGTTCAAGATAATTATCTATTATTTGCATAATTTTCCAAAATAATTAAAATTTACTATATATCTTTTGTGGACATCTGTTTGATATATTACCTTGTGTCTAGTTGTTTGAGGAAATAATAACATCCTATTTTCTTTACTATCAACAAACACCTCACCCTCTTTTGTGCTTAATACAGTTTTTGCATTACAATTCGTTAAATATAAAATACCTGTTGTTGCAGCTGGATTTTGTCCGTCAGTATGCCAAGCACACTCGATTGTGTCTTTATCCCTTACAACTAAATTTGCTCTTACTTGAATACACGCATCTACTTCTAATTTTGTTAACACAGGTTCAATCAAATCGTTAAATTTTGGACTTAGTGGTCGTCTATAATTATAAAAAACAAATTCAAAAAAACCATTTTTGTTTTTAGTTAGACTTGCGTAAGAATCGTCTTTTTGAAACCACCAATTAGTATTATGGGATTTTAAAAAATTAGAAATATTTTCGTATAGTTCTGGCTCTAGAAAATTATCTATTATTTGCATAATAGATTTTTACACTAAATCTACAGCTTTGCCAGTTATTGGTTTATATTTTGTTTTGCCTTCTTCTTTGTATGCTCTCATGTATTGAGCTCTTGGTTGGAAAGGTATGTAGCTCGCGTGTATCCATCCCGAGTTAGGTTCTCCAGGCGTATAGTATTCGAGAATCAGCTGATCTGTTTCACAGTTTGCATAAACCCAATCAGCAACCTCTGCATTGTCTACACCTAATACTTCGAAATCAACCGCCTCTGCCTTTGAATGTTGGCTGGTCAAACTCGATCCTATGGCCACACACAATTCTGGACTACGAAAACCGCTAGTCACTTTTACCCTGCCAAACTGGTCACGTACTGGTTGTAAAATTTTTTCACAAAGAGTTTTTAATTTATCTATTTGGTCAGCGTTAGGTTCATTGTCTATACCTTTACGTATTGCAGTATCCGACTTGGTAAGTTCTTGTAGGCTAAAATTACGTGTTAGTTTCATTATTCTAATATTAATTTTTTTATTGATTTTTCACCCTGGTATAATTCTATTTCTGCTTTGCTCTTTATACACTTGTAACTAATAGTTTTATTTTTTAATTGCCTTTCTGCAACCCTCTTACGTTTCAAACACATGCTAAGTGACTCCTGTATACGGTGTTCTTTTATCTCATGTTCTATGATCATTAACAATGCAAATACAGTTTCGACCATTAGTTATTACCATTTGCTTTTTTCTGTAACATATCCACTTGTTCTTTTAAGTGGTCTATGTTTACTTTGTTATATCTAGATGCCTGTATTTCTTCTTCAATTTTTTCAATTTGTCCTGCAAGGTGTTCTATAAGCATATACATTTCTAAATTTTTTGGTTCTTGCTCTGCCTTCTTGAGCAAATCAGCTTGAAAAAGGGTGTCTGATGTTTCTAATTTATTTAATCTTTCGATTACACCAAAGTATGCCCACGCACCTACAGCTACCGCTGCAATAATAGCCAACATATTTCTTATTGGCATTGATATAGATGTATTGTCGTTTACTTTCATTATTCTGGTTTAGGTAGTATATAACCCTCTGGTGGTATTTTCAATGTACTGTTATTGTTGTCTAAAGTCTTAGATTTTGGGTTTTCTTCAATATAATCTTCTTTTAATTCATCCCATAAACTGCCTGTAGGCATGGTTTCTGTCTCAACTGCTTGAGGTATCACCCCTCTGCATTTTGATACTAACAATGTAAAGTTTGGATTTTGTGCAAGACTTGGGTTTCTATTTACTTTGTTACACATTTTCATCAACTCTAATTGTTGTTTTAATTGCATGTTTTCTTTTGACGTTTTGCAATCTGTGCCTAAGTATTTTCTAAAACCTAAATTAAATCTCCAGTTTTCATTATTATAATCTGTGCTTCCAGAGGAATTGTAATTTGTATCATTCTGATACTGTTCTATACGAGCTTCAAACTCTCCACATCTATCGCTGTTGTTAAGATATTCGTTTCTAGGATACGCAGGACCTATCCATGCAATTAAGCATAGCAAGATAATTAATATTCCTGTAAAATAATAATTCATCTTGGCTAACTCCATAATTCATCCTAATAATTAATTTCCCTATTTAAATCTTTTATATCGTATTCCATTTGTCTGACTTTATCAGCTAGAACTTCATATAAGTTTTCGGCCATTTCCCATGTGCCTTCAGCTCTTTCTAATTTTGCAATTACAGTATTTACATTGTCAGTTAAAACCTTCATATCTCTCTGTATATTTTCCAACTCCATAGTCTTTAATTCACGTATCTGTGCTTGGTTTGCATTAATAGTATCTGTTAAATTAACAATGTATTTTACACCTGTGAATGTTCCAACTAAAACTGAAGCTACAACAGGAACCATAACTATGTTTTTCTTAAGTAAATCTGCTAAATTCATTTTTTTTTCTTTCTTGATTTGAAAAGATTATCTATGAATGAGCATGCCTTGTCTAGTACACCAAAAAATTTATATATTAATTTGTCAATCATTCTTTTTTTTCCATTTCATAGAACATTTTATCGCTGTCTTCTGTAACCATATCGTTATCCTCCGCGTCCCAATATGTAGTTTGGACTTTGTAATCAGGCCAGCTGTTATCAGTAGTGTAGCTATTAATGTGCCAAAGAAGACGGTTATTAGGCTGAGCTGCAAAATTCCCGTTATTAAGAGCCAATATATGCGCACACTTGTGCTCTTGAGGTATTTCAGAATGTTCAACATCCAAGATGTTGACGTCTGGGTGAGCCCAATCAATCGTAAATAAATATTTTCCATGGTAGAATTTTTTATCTAGACCTAAAAATTTTCCGCTTACACCATCCAACCAATCAAAGCAAGTAACACTAGGCCAGTAACTAAAACTGTTCCACAGTTCCAGCTCGTGCGTCTGCATATCCGGCACAGAGGCTCTATCATAATGTTTTTGGAAAAACGCTGAGATAGGCAAACGCCAATAGCACGCACCGTTGGGTAACATGATGTTAAATAGGAGAGCCCTCCCCGAAATAGATGTAACAGCGAAGATAACACATTCTTCACTTTCTCCGTGATGTTGTTTGAGATCATACAGATACTCCTTTCTTAATTTACAATATATTGGAGGAATGTTTGCGTTTAGATATGCCATTTTTATATTTTTCTCTCCAATAGTTTTTTCTTTCTAATATTCTTATTCTTTTGTCGAGTATATCATATCCTAGAAATTTTCTAATAATCTGCGTTAACATTTCCATCTTCGTCTCGCTTGTCTAAGTCTTGAATTAGGATCTTTTGCAGCCTTTGGAAATTTTTTCATTTGTCCTGCACTACGAGCACAAAACGATTTTCGCCTTTTAGCAGCTTTAGATCCTGGTTTTACTTTTCCTGTTACTGCAGTCTTTAATTTAGATCCAGGGTTTGCTCTTCTGTATGCAGCAACGCCAGCAGCAGTCATACCAGCACCTTTTTCTGTTGGTCTAAAATTTTTTTTGTTCCGAGCAGGCATATTATCTCCACCTCTTTTTAATTTTAATATGCCACCTTTCATTTTTCTTCTTTTAGTTATTGATCGTATTAATTCATTAAATGAAGGACCATATCCATGCGTTCTCATTAGATCTTCTCTCAAAGATTCTGCAGTTCCTGATGATGTTAGTTTTGCTGATGCAGGACCTTGAATACCTGTTAATTTTACAGGTTTAAATGAACTACCTTTTTGAGATTGAGCTTTAGTCGGTATAACTTTAGTATCTCTTGCACCAGCTCTTACATTATAAGGTTTTAAACTTTTACCTACTTTGTAACCTCGAGCTGTTTCGTAGTTTTTTCTTGTAGTCTTTGTATATTTTTTTTTCTTAAGCTTTTTAGCTAGATCTTTTATTTTTGTCCCAACAAATTTAGAACCTGCAATACCTAGCTTAAGCTTACTCATCTTACGTATGTGTAATTGTAACTGAAGTATTAGCCCCAACTACTACAATACCGTCTTTAAATAAAACACCTGATCCAGGCATGTAGATATCAATTCCTTCAGTGCCAAAAACATATTTTAATTTTAAGTTTCCTGATGCTACAGCACCTGTAGTAGCACAATCATGAAACTCAACTTGACCACTTGCATGACCTTTAGCTTGTACGCTAGTAATTCTTCCTCTGCCTGTAATCATGACATGGGTACCACTTCCTTTGTGTACCGACAGTTGATCTGATGTAAAACTTCCTCCACCACTCATAATTTTCTCCTATTGTTTGTGGCTCCCGAAGGAGCCACTAGTTTTATTTATTAAAACTGTTGAATGTTAATAATAAATCTAAAGTTACCGTTAGCTGATGCGTTTACAGTATTTGTAATTTGCAAGAAAATATTTCTTGCTGCACCAGAAACGTTAGCCGCTGGAGATGCTGCAGGTGATGCATCACTTCCAGTAGTATTTATTAAAGTCAAGTTGTAACCAGCTCCTGCAGGAACAGTAGTTCCACCATCAAGAATTTCATCTGTAATAGCAGCCACTAATTGTGCTCCGCCTGTTGCAGTTCCAACTTTGAAACCAATGTCACCAGCTCCTGTTAATGTTGGTGCGGAAGTACAAACAATATCAATTGAAGTAATAATTGAATTGTCTGGCTGAGAGAATTGTACCTCAGTCGTTCCAGCTGTTGATGCTACGATTACGTCTGCAGTTCCTTGTGCAACAAGTTTTGTACCTGTGTAAGCACCTGTTGAACTAATTGCAAATACATTTGTAAAAGCACCTGTAGATGCGTTTTTCGTTGCTCCAATAAAACCGTTCTCCGATCGTACCGGTCCCGAAAATGTTGTGTTAGCCATAATTTTCTCCTTTGTATAGCGTTAATTATGTCGTCTCTATACCGTCTGCCTAGCCAGTCGACATAATAAATTATTCTAGGTGTTTTTATTATACGATAAAAATTTTAAATGGTAAACTACCAACGATTGCTTTCACTCATATTAAAACTAATTCCAAATTTGTTAATATTAGTGTCATTTATATCACAACCATGAGTCAACCATGATGAAAAAATTGCAAAAGAACCTGGTTCAGGAACAATTTTTTGTTTTATTTCATTAAATAATAAGGGCTGTGCACAATGATTTAAATAAATAACTCCAGAATAAATAGATTTGTAGTGAGAGTGATATTTTGTTTTATCTCCTGGTGAGTTTATAAATCCCCATGAATCTTCCAAAGCATAAAAGGGTAACTTATAATTTTTATCCATGTGTCTATTAAAATTTATTATATATTTTCTAAAATTTTCATCATTATTAAAATAATTCCATGAAGTCATTTTACCTTCAAGATTTGTTTTGTGGCTCATATTTCCATTTTCTTCAACACCACGTTTTATTTTTTCAATGAAATAATCACAATTTATATCTATGTGGCCTTTTATAAAAAAATAACTTCTTTCTATTTTTTCATCTAACTCCATGGATATTTGCATAAATTTGTCTAACATAAAAAAAAGGGCAGTGCAAATTAATACACCGCCCTTTAATATAATATTTTAAAGACTATTAACTAGTTGGTAAATTTCCGTTACCAAAAATACATCTTGGATCAGAGAATCCAAAAGAGTATCTTTCTCTAGCTTTAAATCTCATGTTACC